TACTGCGCCTGCGCATGGAGCGCCTGCTGGATCTGCCGCATTTTGTCCTTCTGCGTGTCCTCACTGGCATTCTGCTTTTCCAGCAAAGTCAGCTCGGATTTCAGAAGCTCAACCTTTTGCTTATGCGCTTCAAGGTTTGCATCGGAGGAGCTGCCGCCCCCACCGGAAGAAGTCTTTGTTTCCGGGATTTTCGACGCAAGCGAGTTCCAATAGTCAATCAGTGCTTGATCGTTGTTTCTGGCTTTTTCCGCCTGACTCTTGACGTATCGCTGCGCTTCTGCCGCAGACATACCGTATTTTGTCTGGGCTTCCTCGGCAGTCATACCGGCATCCCGGCCGATGTTGTTCAGGCTAATGCCTGCAATCGCGGATTGCGTAACTCCCGCCTGCAATGCGAGTGTTTGAAGCGCCGCTATTTTGTCAGATACAGACAGCGCAGTGTTGTTGAAGATAATCATCTGTGCAACAACACCGTCTATAGCATCGTCCGTCACACCGGACTGCTTTGCCGCATTTTTCAGGCCAGTGACGAAACTCCCCATTGCTCCACTGGACTTCTTCGTGACACCGATGAGGTTATTCGTCGCGTCAACATCGTCTAAAATTGCTTCTACGAGGTCACGCAGTTTTTTCTCTGATACATCGAGTTTGCCGTTTTCGTCTGTCAGCGCATTTACATATTGGTCGCTCATGGAAATCAGCGACTTCATTGTAGATGCAGAGACTCGGCCATTTTGTTGATACTCGGCGAGAGCCTGAGACGCAGTTGTCAGGTCACTTTCCTGCTGCTTCAGCGTCTTTGCGTATTCTTGGAGCGTTTCGACTGTTGTCTTTTCAGTGTCTGCCGCATTGTTCAGCGCATCTGTGTAGTCGTTGACAGTTTCCTCGGATTTTAGGTAGCTATCAAGGGTTCCGTCTAGTGCGGCCTTGTGCGCACCTTCCAAGTAAGTTTGATCTTCAACAGCTTTGTTGTATTCTTCAACGGCTTGCTTATATGCTGAAATTACTCTTTCGGCTTCCTTGTACGCGCTAGATGATGTATCACCCTCGTCAATCATCTTATTTCGCTCATCAATCCAGCCTTGGTAGTCAGCAAGAATAGAGGATGGGTCTTTTAAGTTCGCAGCATCTGCAAACATTGAACCCCATGCTTTTTCGGCTGCAGTTCTAAGACCTTCTTCGGCTGCAGCTGTTGCGGATTTCGCGTCATACAGCGCGCTCTCGATTTTTGCCGCCGTAGCTTCTTTATATGCCCCGCTTAACCCTCCAAGTTCCTTCTTGAGATCGTATACGCTGCTCTTTTCGATTCCGAGTTTGTCAATCAGTCTATCAGATGCATCGATGAACTCGGTCTTTGAACCCGTTCCATCTTCAACCGCTTTTCGGAGGTCTTCATAATTCTGATATAAAGATACGATTTCTTTTGCTTCTGTCGTTGAGGCTTCGCCTGCGTCGATAGCTGCCTGTCGTGTTTCTTCCTGTGCAGCTTTGATTTTGTTATAGGCCACAGTGACGATTGCAATAACCGCTGTCAGAGCGCCCATTGCTGCCTGCATCGCACTTACAGATGTAACAGTGGCATCAGTAACCAGTTTATAGGCCGTCGTGTTGGTAGTAAGCAGTACGAATTTTTGAGCCAGAGCTGAAATTCCTGCTCCGAACTTTGAGAACGTTGAGATGATTGACGGCATCTTTATCGTTGCCAAGATACCGGCAACAATAAGGATTGCGTTTCCAAGATTCCCGAAACCGTCAATCAGCCAAGTGAGTGTATCGAGGAAGCCCTTCGCCCAGTTGGAATCAACCGTATCGGCGATGAACTTCGTCCATGTGTTATTGAGGATTTTTGCCTTGGCATCCCAGCTCGTCAGCATAATGTCGACTTCCTTGTCGGCACTGCCGGCGGAGTTCGCTACCTTGTCCAGCATTGCGGCGTACATATCATAGTTCTTGATGAGCGCGTCAAGCTGGTTTGTACGGAGTTTGCCGCCAAGTTTGGATTCCAATTCAGCCAATTCTGCTTGGGAAAGAAGGCCGTCCTTATATGCTTGAGAAAGAGCCGCAATGGCTTTCATTGGGTCAACGATTTTGCCAGATGCCTGCGCGGCTTTCATCGCGTCTTCTGCGTAAATCCAGAGTGCGTCGTTTAGACTTTCGATTTCTTCCTTCGTCCACGCAACGCCGTCTTCGATTTCCGTTTCGGTATCTCCGATGATATTCAGAATCAGTGCGCGGAGAGCGGTAGCTGCCTTCGTACCGGATTCCTGCGTGACCGCAGTAATTGTACCGAGTGCCGCCATCAATTCATCAATGGACATATTCGCCATCGATGCAACGTTCGCAACAATCGGAAATCCTTCTGCCATCTTCTGAATGGAAGTGGCATAGTTGTTTTCGATCTCATTAGCCTTGTCGAGAACGGTATTGAGGGCAGTAACATTGCCTTCAAATTTGAAAGCAGCATCAGCGGAAAGGATGAATTGGTTCGCAATACTGGAAGTCACATCGCCAACAAGCTGTGTCTTCGTCGCAAGCTCGGCCATGTCTTCCGACATATCCTTATAGCCGGCTTTGGCAAACGTTCCGACGGATTCCAGATAGTCTGTGACCGCAACGCCGTATTTGGATGCAGCCTCATACGCTGTATTGCCCAGTTTCTCCATTTCGGCGGAAGTATTGCCAGTAACCTTCTGGATAGCCGTCATTTCCGTATCGACCTGTTTCATCGTATCGATAGCTTCAGTAAACGACCGCTTTACCTTTGCAACAGCCGCATTTACGACCTGCCAGACGGTGATTTTACCGACAATGTGGCTGAACGTGTCACCAAGGACATTGGTGGAGTTTGTGAGCTTATCCGTTTCGTTGCGGGTCTGCGCGTAGTTTGCACGAAGGTTTTTCAGCGAACCAGAAGCGTCCTTTACACCAGCGACAAATTCCTGATCGCTGATAGCACCGCTTTTCCAGCTGCTATACAGGTTTTCGAGTGCAGCACTCGCCTGTTTTGCGTCGGATTCTATTTCAGAGAATGTACCGGTTGGATATTTCTCTGCTGCGGATTTCATCTGCAGACCGAGGTCGGCAAAGCCTTTGCGAAGTGTATCAACCTTGGATGCAGCGTTTTCGGTTTCTTTTGCCTGCTCCTTCGCGGCCTTTTCGGCCTTTTCAGCGGATTTTTGCGCCGCTTTCGCCATCTCATCGTAATTGGTGGTAGCTTTCGTCTGAACCGTCGTGTATTGCTGCGTTTCTTCGTCCAGAGTCCGAATAATCTCAGTAGTCCGGCCAAGCCCCTCGTTGACGGTTTCAATCGTTCGGGTCGGTGCGCCGTCCGCCGCGCCTGCCCATATACGCGTGAATTTTCCACTCAGCCCATCAACATTTTGCGTGATGGCCTGCACGGAGCTATTAAAACGGTTAATTGCTTCAAGCCCAGAGGAATCAACGGTGAAATTCAGTTTCTGAGCCTTCAAGTTATTTACGTCCTTAATCAGCGAATCAAGCTGCGTCCGAACGACTTCTACTTGAAGTTGAACCTTTTCAAAATCTGCCATTGTATCTTCCTCCTGTTACTTCGGGTCAAATCCATCTTCTTTAAGCTGATATCGGAGCGCGTCAGACATTAAGTTTTCGCGCATCACAATGCGTTGGGCTTCTTCATGGAAAGGACGCGCCTGCTTTGATTTGTAAATCTCCGACTTCCTCCATTGATATCCCTTGCCACTTTCCACGACCGGCGCGATCAATCGCCCAGTATCATCATCCCGGCTCTTGTCCTGAACCTCCAACGTCATAGTCGATGGGTCGTATTTCGACTCCATAACGCTCCAATCTTGGAGACCGCCCGGTTTTCCAACCTCGTCACGACGCACATACGGCATGTAGTCGCCTCGCTCATAAGCGTCGTAGACTTCCGTCTGCACAGCCTCGACGATTGCGGCCTTTACGCTATCTGTTACAGGCCCTTCCATCGCCTTGCGGATGGACTCATCGAGTGCCGCGTTGAACCTGTTCACAAAACTTTCAATCGACATATCTGCCTCCTGAATGTGAAAAATGCGCCAATCCGCCATGTTCTAAATGATGGACTCGCGCATTTCCCGGAGAGGATTTCTCCCCTCCGGGACGCAGTTTTTTTAGGTCGAAGTAACTTCAACTTCGCAGGTGTCCTTGAAAGTGGATTCACCAGCTGCGTAGCTGACCTCAATGGTGAAATCACCAGCGGTCGTGCCTGCGGTAATCAGGCCGGTCTTCTCGCCGACAGTCGTGCCGGATGGTGCGCCGGTCGCGGTGTAGGTGAAGGTAGCAGCGTCACCCTTGACCAGTTCGCCGTTCTTCATGGCAATGCGCGGCTGCATCTGATAGTTGCTGGATGCCTTGAGGGAAATGCCGCCGATGCTGGCAACGATACCCTCGATTTCCTCAACACCGGAGCCGCACGGCTGGTAGATGTAGTACGCAAGGTCGCTGCCTGCACCCGTGCATTCGTCGCAGCCATCGGTGATAACATCGGGGTCATACGCGATTGCCTGACCAGACAGGGACGTGGTATCGTTGCTGGTCTGATCGCCGGTAACACCGCCGTTCGCACCAAACTTCAGGGACGGAATGATGATGTAGAGCGTGCCGACGCGAGTGCCCTCGTTCTGTGCGGAGCCGGAAGCAGTGGAGAAGACCGCAACGGTCGCGATGAAATGAACGACCTTCGGGTCCATTGCCGTGGTGATGGTCGCGATCTGTGCAGTGGCCTTGTTGACGAAGTAGAAGACCTTGTAGGTCTTGCCGGACGTCGCGGTAAATCCAGTGACTGCGCCGGTAGTCGGGTTCAGGTCGTAAGAAACGCCGCCGGTCGCAATCGGAGAAGCAGCATTGACCTCTTGTACATAGCAGAAGATCTTGGAGAAGCCCTTCTGTGCGACAGGCGTACCCTCGGTGATGTCGATGGAAAGCGCCGTGCCGTTCGCAGTAACGGTCTGGCAAACCATGACCGGAGCGTTGTGACGGAGCATCGCACCCATCTGAGCGGCCTTTGCCCACAGGTTGAAGTCGGCAGCCGTAAATTCGACGTTGACAGAAGCGTCGGACGGGAGCGTGGTAGCAATAGCGTTTCCGAGGCCGGCGCGGATTTCACCAATGGTGACGCTCGGCGTGACATTGCCAGTCTGGAACTTGTTGGAGAAGTAGAGAATCTGACCGGTCGTCTTGTCGGTGCAGATCGCTTCGCCGATGCCCTTTGCATAAAGGCGGGAGTCAGTAAATCGAATCATTCTTTTGTCACTCCTTTGTGTGTGTTTCAAAAAGATGTTTGTGTGTGTTATGTGGTCTGGTTTCCTGCATTTTGGACAGCCCGCATACCAGCGCCGCCGGCGAACGTTGACATATCAATGAGTCCGCCGCAGTAGTCGATTTCACGGTCATACAGAGGACTTGGGAACGGGTTTCCATGCTTCCACTTTCCGCCCTGCGCCTCTGCAAAGCTACAGGTGATGTACCCAACGAGTCGTTGAACCGCATCTCGCCGCAGCAGAAGCTTTAAGATTGGCCATTCTTCCATGTCCGCTTCGTCGGCCCCCGAAAAAGTAGCGATTGTTGCTTTCAGCGTCTCTACGCGGTATTGCAGCTTCGGTGCGTTCATTTCTGCAAGGTCGCGTTCTGCCTGAACCAACTCAGGGTTAGCGTTCTCTGAAACAAGTTCAATGCCGTTCTGAGCCGCTAAAATTGGTCGCAGACGCTGAAACTGCATGGGGGTAATCCTTTTCACTTCCCCATTCACAAAAATAAGCACACTTTTCAGCCGTGTTGGGTCATTTGCTTGCAACTCAAGGTCTACAAGTTCTATCCGTTTTTCGGCTGGTAGGCCGTTTCCTACTCGCATTGCGAGTAAAAGAAACAGAATGCACTTGTAGAAAAGCCCGCTTCCGGGCTGTCCGGTTTTTGCCGCGTCAAGTTCCAATGTGTAGTACGACTGCAAAAGAGGCTTTGACAGCATTGCCACAGGGAGACTCTGCTGCATAAACTCGATTGCGGGTCGTGCTGTTGTGAATTCATCAATGTCCTTGACTTGGATTGGATATAGGGTCAAGCCTTCGGTTTCGATAGGTTCAAACCGCCGAACAGCTTTTGCCATTTCAAGAGAAAGGTCTTGCATTTTTTATTTCCTCGCCTTTCTGATTGCCGTGTTAAGCAAAAAAAGAGGGCTACCGGCACAATCCAATGTGTCGATAGCCCTCTTCGGCTCTTCCGCGCCGCTCTTTCGGCGCGGGTCAAATATTTTTCTATTCAGGTATATCCATTTCGGAGTCACACCACTCCACGCTCATGTGCGGCATGCGGCCAATATGATTTCCGTAGTCGAATATACTCTTGCTTCCATTGTCGGTGTGTGTGTACCGGTCGAAGTCAATGACGCCGATTCCGGTGATGTTTACTCCGTGAAGTGCTTCGATGATGCACTGCTCGATACTGTAGGCTCTGGAATATGCGTCTGTCCGCGTGGTGTTCTCCATGTTGACATTTACAAGGATTTCAAACTGCAAACCGAGAACCGTATGGAAATTGTCTTTTGCAATGGTTCTTCCCATATAGAGTTTCAGTATCGTGTCCGCTTCTGTATCGCTCTGCCCCCAAACTCTTTGTGGGTATATGCGGTATCCCTTCGGGTGCCGTTGCTTGTCTTCCGCTGTGTTCAGAACTGGATTATCTCCGTCAAAAAGCATGGAAAGTTTTTCTTGCGGAGTTGGAAGCGGGTTTGCAAGCGGATTCGCACCATCGTACCAGAGATATTTCATCAGCCGGACACGGGCGTGGTCGTTGTCATCCTTTGGCATGTAACCGGGCAAAGGCAAGTCCATCAGATATTTCAGTATCTTAATTGGGATTTCTTCAGTGCCGCGAAGCCTGTTGAAACCCGGCTGAATTCTTTCATAGGGATAAGAGTCCGAATTGACCGATACCGCCATATCAGGCTTCCTCCTGCTGTTTCTGCCTCGTTGCCATGTAGTCGGCGAATGCCTTCTGTGCGTCTTTTAGCTCGTTCAGTGCGCCGCTGACCGCCTCTGGTGTGGTCTGTTGCTGCAAGGCCATGATGATGCGCGTGACTGGTTCATTCATAACCTGCGTCAGTCCGTAGATTTCGGTGTTCAGACGCTTTTCAAGGTCACGCATATCCGAAATCGCGTCAAACGCCTTGTCCCTGACTTCGCCGTCGCAGCGTTTCAGACGTTCCATTTGGTTCATAATATGGCTCGATGCGAATCGGTCATATTCTGGTTCTGTCATAAGCCACTGATTTTTTTCAAACTCATATGGTTCACCAAAATAGAGCTTTGCATATGCCGCCATAAGGACGCGGCTCTTGATCGCCGTGTTTTCCTTATACATGGGAGGCATGGGAACGCTGTCCAGCCCCTTATCGATTTTCAGTTCTATGCGGTCGAAGCACAAGTCTGCCGCTTCCTTAACGAACTGCATTTTCTCGCGCAGCGGCACATAGTCCGGCATCTGCATGAGATTTTCCTTTGTGATTTGAATTCTGTCCATACTTTTCACAACTCCTTCCAGATTGTATGGTTTCAGTGAGTGTACGCTAGGTTTTGATTTTACAGTGGGAAGATTCGGCAGAAACTTCCCACTTTTTTGTTCTGCCACACAGATACTGATGTGCACACCAGTCGTGCCGCTCCTTTTTCTCCGTCAGATACCGGCAATGCAGACTGACATCGCCGTTCTTGCGGTAGGCATATTCGCACGTTTTTTCCATGCTATTGCTCCTTTAGCCGTTTACGGCAATTTTCCGTCACGCATAAGTAGCCCGCCATCTGCTGTTAAAAAGCTCATATATCGCTTCCATCCTGTTTATTCTTGACATTATACCTGTTCCTGCCAACCAGCCGGATATGCCGCTGGTGAATATACATTCGCGTCAATCAAGCTAATGTAATGCTTTCCATTGAACGTCACCTTGTCGCCCTTTTTGTAAGCATCATGCGCACCAGTAGGTTGCACAAATTCAGGCCATTCATCCAGTGAAACGACTACGAACAGCGCCGGTGTAATATCAGGTGTCCAGTCTGCCTGTGAGGTATGCGCCTGAACCACGCGATATAATACGCCATTATATTGTAGCCGCTCATCGACCGCATAAGCATGTCCTACTACCCACTGTGGGAATAGTTCTACTGCCTGTAATGCATCCTCATCATTTAGGCTAGTAGCTGCTTTCTCAATATATGGGCGCAACGCTCTAGCTCTTTCTGTATATGTCATTCTTCTTCTCCTAATAGAATCTTAGCGGCGGTTTCCGCATCTTTCCTTAGCTCTTGCTCTGTTTCGAGTTGAGTCTTTTTACCCATTTTACAAGTGTATGTGCCATTCCTATTGTCCGTAATAGAACCCGCTACATTATAATCTGAATTGTCCCATTCCTGAACTTGTTCCTTTGTTTCTCCTGTTGGATTTCCATCTTTATCGTAAACTGGAACTGTGTCACGCTGAACGATCGACCAGCTCAGTCCGTTCACAAACAGCTGCACGGCAGCTGCATACGTCGTTTCTAGCGTGACGGCCTTGCTCTCACGCCCGCCCCAGTCCCGATCAACGAGCTTTCCGTCGATAATTGCCGGGTGTTCTGTGCCATTTGCCTTAAAATAGATCATATATACCTCCGTCATAATGTTTTGAGGGTTACATCCGCCTTGCTCCCATATTCTAAGCTGCTGGATCTGTCTATAACAATATTGCAGTTTCCCATCAACAGATACTCGTGGTTAACCTCGCCATTCGTGCCAAACGCCTTTTCAGCCACAGGGTCGCCGTCTATGAATATTCTTGCAACAGAATTGGAAGACCCTGCCGCCACTAGCGTAATGGATGTTCCTTTCTCAAGTTCAAACGTCCCTTCGGTTCTTTTTTTCCCTTCTATAAGCACATGGCCCCAGTTATTTGCACTCGCATTTTTTGTCGTCACGGTAACTTGCACTGGGTTGCTTAATTTGATATTGTATGACGTTCCGCCAACCATCGTTCTTCCACCGTAAAGCCTGTAACCAGTTCCATCAATCTTTGCGATGCCGCTTTTAACCGTGTAGGCCGTGCCGTTAATCAGTGTTCTATGACCCATACTCGCAAGCCTCATTCATACTGCCACGCGATTTGGCCGTTGACAATCGGCGTGGTTTCTGCCGCAAACAGCGCTTCGCCACGGGCCATGTAGGTCGTGTAATTGCTATTCGCAACATTGACTGCATTAGTACGATTAAGTGCTGTATGGATATCACTAGTTGTTGCAGCTCCAAGCTCGCTTGCGGTTAAAGTAACAACGCCTGTTTGTCCGTTAACGCTTGTCACGGGATAAGGAGGCGGATTAGATGCGCTGTATTGCCGCACATTGTCTACGTTCCCAAGCCCGACGTCGGATTTTCCGAGCGTCACCGCGCCGGTCTTGCCGTTGACACTGGTGACGGGGGCGGTCTGCAATGCGGTTTCTGCCTTGCCTAAGCTCGACTGGACGCTACTGGACAAATCTGATTTTGGGATTCCACCCGTTGGCATTGTATATTTCTCTTCAACGTCTTTTTTACGAGGAATGGATAAATCCTCGCCATATCTTCCTAAATTCTTCATAACGTTCCTCCAACATGGCCTCCCACGGTATTTCACGCGGGAGGCGTTGCGTTCATCATCCGATTGCAACGGCACGGTACGCTCCGGCGCTCAGAGAAGTCACGCTTGCGTCAGTCTGGTTGATGGTAATCGTAATACTGTTATCAGTGCCAATTACTACATCAGTCAAAACCATTGCATTTGTAGCCGTTTCGTATACCTGCACCAGCATCGGAGTCTGCGGGCCATTTGTCTGTGCGGCGATCTGCCAAGTGAATGCGCCGCCGGTTGCGGAAAGCACTGGATTCAAAATGGAATACTTGTGCAGATTTTCAGGAGCGGCCTGCCACGTCGGTGCTTGTCCATCGCCGTTAGAGGTCAGAACCTGACCAGCTTCGCCGCCTGTTGTCGGTGCATAGAATGTTGGGTTCGGCGTTTCTGTACCGTTCTGTGTAATGGTATTCTTGGTTGCGCCCTCGGCAACGGTGCCCAGCTTTGTCTTGTCCACTTTGCTGAACTGCGTATAGGTTTCGCCCTCGCCGATATCGTCCTGTGTCAGCACAACAACACCGGTTTTCCCGTTTACGGAATTCACGTCAGATGGATTGCAGAGAACATAAACCGTGCCGCCCCAGCGGTACTGTTTGTTCTGGTAGCTGCCCTCCGTCATGACAATGTAAATCTTGCCGGTTTCCGGTGTCAGCGGAGTGCCCCCCTCAGTAGCGGAAAGCCAATCAGCCGCTCTCGGCGTGGTGCCAACGATATACGCCTCCACAACATCATCGACATAGCTGGGTAGCTGGCCAGACGGAACAAGCCCGTCTGCGCCGAGGGTTGCGACGCCGTTCGGCTGGCCCTTCTCAGATGCGGGAATCTTGGCATCAAGCTGTGTCTGCGCATCGGATGTAAGGCCGGCAATGTACTGTGCGCCAACAATTTCAACGACTTCTGCCGCCGTGATGTGCCCGGCATTATCGATTGTGAGAGAAACCGTGTGCGTTGCATCGCCATACTGGCCGGCAGTCGCACCGGAGAATACATGGCCGAGCGTGATAATCTTGGTTGTGCCGTCTGCGTTGACATGAATCCACTTATCACCAGACGCAAGAGAGAACGTATCGGTCTTGCTGGTCGCAGAAACCGTTGCCGCTGCATTCTGGCCTGCAACTTCGGTGGTGTCATTCGTACTCTGCTTCGGAATTGTGATGTTGGAGAACGCGTTCTGGTTGACTTCACCGCCTCCGGCTACTGCATTCTTAACAGCAGTATCGAGCGCAGCAAATGCTTTCTGAAGCGTATCACCATCGGCAATATAGCCACCATCGACCGGCTGATAGTCGTTCAGCGTAAGTTCTACGACTTTCTTTGTTGTGACAGTTCTATCCGTTCCGAGTCCAACAATTACTGCTCCGGTACTTCCCGCTTGACTATAAACAACGCCTACCGGCTTCCACTTTTCGCCGTCGTACTGATAAATAATCTTATCGTTTGAGTTGGTATAGACCTGCCCAAACTTTGGGTTCGCAGGGGCCGTAGCCAGCGGCTGAAGCACCGCATTCTGAATTTCGTTTTTGTTGAGGTCAAGGTTTGTAAGAACGCTTCTACTCATTGTAAGTTTCCTCTCTTTCCGTGTTCAGGTCAGTTGAGATATGCTTTTCCAGAGAATGGAGCAGTAAACACAACGGACAATTTGTTCTTGTCAATATACTGCACATCCCCCACAACTTCTGTACCCGCGCTATCCGCAACTGATACAGAGGGGTATTTGCCGAGATTGTGCTGTATCGTCCATAAATCGGACGCTACATTTTGTGTGAATGCGAAGTGGAGGTCATCACCTGCTCCAACACCGATATTCGCGCGTGCACGCTGCTGTTCTTCTGGTGTAAGGTTTTGTTCTACATCGTATCGGACTGCGCCCAATGCGGCATTTACGCCCGCCGCCATTACCGTTACACTAATGTTTCCATTTACCGCGCCGATTTCAACCGGAATATCATCTGTGACTGTGCCGCCCGATGAATCCGCATCAATCAGAATGCCACGGTTTGCAGCTGTCAGGATTCGGATTTGACGTCCGATGCCGCCAAAGATATTTCCGCCTTTGAATTGAATTCTCGCCTGCGGTTCCACATTCCCGCTCATGGCGAAGGATTGCTCCTGCTCTACTGGGAAAAGCCATTTCCCACTCTTGTACGTTACATCGCCCGGATACTGTCTGGACAGCTTTCCGAGGTTTAGGACAACGATTTCCACCATGTCCTCCGTGATGAGCGTGCCGTCCAGCATTCGCAGGACAAACGGCATGGAGTAGCTGTCACCCTGCATAATCGAAATTGCCATATCAGATGCCCTCCAAACCGATTTCCACGCTTGCTGTGTATTCTCCAAATGTCGCCGTCACCTTCAACGGTGCATCACTTGCGGACCAGCAAGTAATCTGTGTGCTGTTCCCTGCTTCCGTCGCAGTGTAAGACATCGTATCCGCACCAGAATAGGCGAACGTTATTTTATCTAACCGCTCTTCTCCGTTTTCAAAATACGCGGCTTCTATTGTGACGGACTCATATGGGCGAAGCTTGTCCGGAATATTCCCTAGGAACGCGACCTCGTTTCCACTTTCTACAGGAACAACGGTTATTTCGTATTCCTCTCTGATGCTTCGATTCTGTTCTAGCGTACAGGTCACTGTGCAAGTCCCCTCAGTTACGCCGAAAACGCTTCCATCTATACCAACGTCCGCAACATTTGTGTCGCTGCTTTCCCAAATGTAGCTGACTGGATGATCGTAGTCATGGTCTGCGTCCTTTCCCATTCTGATGCTGACAGCCTCTAGCTGCCCCGTAGCGCCACTTTTTATGATGGGGTTTCCCTTCACCCGAATTTCCCATGAAAACGTCTTTCCACCTGCCACATGGTTTTTCATGTCGTCAATTTCTTCATTCGGCGGTTCATATCTAGCCGTGAATTCAAGCAGCCGGACTGAATCATAATCTCCGGTAAATTCCTGCGCGTAATCACCGAAGCCGGTGATGTGGTATGCAGCTGACCCAAGAATGATTCTGCTGTTTGTGTTAAGCTTTTTTGTTTCTTCGTTTCGCTGGCATATGATATTAACATAGCCCTTTGTAATAAGGGCATATTCTTGCATATCGCTTTCGTTTGCTGTCAGGATTGCCTTTTCGACACATATCGGTTCTTTCAGGAGATTTCCGTACCAGTCCAGATGGTTCCACGTTGACCGACAGCGTTGTGCAACTCCGTTTCCAGTTGCGTTGGAAATGTTCTGCGGGTTTGTGACAAGCCAAATGCTTCCCATTGCATCGATTTTTGTCCCTTCCGGCACATACTCAATGCTTTCATCGGCAAATATAACGTCCTTGTAATCATCCTGCTTACGGAGCGTCGATGCCGTTTTTGGTGCTATGTCCGCCATACGAATGGATGTAGTTTCCCACTCATAAAACGCATCTGGGTTCAATCCCTGCACACGCGCCTCGATAAAGTCAGAAGCATACTTCGCATATTGATGCACAAACTCTGCGCTTGGGTCTCCGAAATACTGCTTCTGTCGGCCTCTATATTGCGATGGGGTGTTCCTGACTGCTGTTTTCAGGTGGCCGGAAGCAATCAATCCGTTCTTGATATTGTCTGATAGCGGCATGATGTCCAGCCCCCCTTCCGATGTTTCTTAGAGCAGTGTGAACACGCGCCGCATGGGATTTACCTGACGCATATACGCGCATTCTTGCTCATACCCACGCAGCTCACCATAGAATAATTGTAAGTTTTCCTTGTACCGAGCTGTTGATTCCTTCATGGTGGTGTTTTCGTTCGGTGTATTAAAACTCTTATCCTTTATTTTCGGTTGGATGTTCAGCCATTCACGGTTAAATCGGTTATCCCATGTCACCGCGACGGCCAATCCCAATAGACGTTTCTGTTTGAGCGTAAGTTCGTGATAAAAGTGGCCGTCTGTATAGAAGTCCAAACGATATTCGATACCTGCGTTGTCCTGCTGTGGAAATGTTACATTTCCCGTTTCGGAGTCGTAGGTAAAATCCGTGTATGGGACGAGCGAAGCGTCTCCATTTCGTGCGTACTGCACACTTACGCAGCTACAAAGTTCATATCCAACTTTTCCTGTCTGAATCGTTGTTTCCTGCGTTGTACTGGTCTGTTCGCTTGTCCAATCGAAATCGGAATATTGGGGTTCTTCAAGTCCTTCTGTCAGGAACACAAGCAGTTCAGGCGGGCTTTTCAGCATAGGGATTGCCATTTTCACCCACGCGCTCATGCGTCGGAAAAACAGTGCTGCGTCTGTTCTCAGGTCATCTGTCATTCGGTCATCGCCGATGATAACCATGGCGTGATTTGTAATGATATCGCTCCAAGAGGTTCCCATTAGTCCCATTCCTCCTTTTCGTAGGAAGAATCGTTCATGGTGTTTTGGTATTCCTCCCGGATACAATCAGCGGCAGTCTCATCCTCAATCAGAAGCAGAAGAGATTCAATGATGCCGCATAGAGCCTCAATTCTTTCCTTGCTGTCCATGGTTCGACCGCCGCCTTTCCTATATTACGCCTTGACAGCAACAGTGCATTGTGCCTGTCCTGCCAGATAGTTGTCGTTTTCTTCCTGCACGATAGACAGAACCGCATTTCCTGCATTCAGTCCCTCTATGGTGACGGTGGTGTTGTTCACAACTGGGCTGATTGCTACCGCAGAAGGGTTGCTGTTTTCGATGGTAAACTGACTATTTGATGCAGTCGTAATCGTGAATGTTTCGGTTGCACCAGCGGACATTTCGATTGCTTCCGGACTGACGCTCAATCCAGCACTGGCCTTTGCAATCGTCCACGGAACAATGATGGTTCCCTTATAGTTTCCGATTCCGTCAATTCGGAGGGAATATGCTCCGGCGTTCGTACCTTTGTTGTCTGATACAATGTAGTCCGTGTCAGCCGTAAGCTCTGTTCCACCGAGCGTCACGCTTGTAACCGTTTTGGTTTGTTCACTTCCCGTATAGGTAAGCGCTGTGCTCACCGCAACTGTTGCGCTCTCAATGCTGGTCTTGACCGTTACTGCATTTTCGAGATTATAGAAGAATCCGCTGTTTACTCCGTTTGCCGTAACGATATAGCCGCCGACTTGCAGCTCATACTTTCCAGCATCGACTTCTGGAACTGTATAACCGCCACGAGATACCTTTGCGCCGGTGACAGCGGTAAGCGTAACAACTCCATGCACCCTGTTCTGCGACGCCCATCTGACGTGCATATGGGTAAGTGTTGTAGCTGCACTGAATACGATATATTCAATCGGGCCATAATACCGGACGGTGAATACATCGCCTTCCGGCTTTGCTGTCAGCTGCGTTTCGCGGTTCAGTTTTACCGTAAAAGATGCTGCAGCCGTCATTTCGACGCCGAGGATTTCCGCTTCCGAACCATTCCAAAGATGGTTGCTGAAGTTGGTTTCAACCGCAGCCCGAACCGTCGGAAGAATGTTTTTGTTTGCCGCGTATGCGGACGCAGGCACAAAGGAAAACTCGCTATAGACAGGACTACTCATGTTAATACCTCTTTCCTGCGCCCGTATGCGGCGCAATGTTTACTGCGCGTCTCGCGCGTTCATTTCTTCGATAATGGAGATGAAGTCACCCCTTTGGTTTTTCGGGGTTTTACTCATTTCGTTCAATTTTACGACGATTTCTCGCGTGATGTTTGGATTGCCAAGCGCATATTCTTCCGCGTAGGTCTGCGCGACCATTTTCTTGTGTCCTTCGCAAAGTTTCGGGTAAAGCGACAGCATTTCATCGCTGTATTCCGCCATTCTTGCGAACACTTTCTTGTCAAGGATTTCGCCATCCTTATAGTTAACACCAAGTGCCTCACGCTCATCGTCACTCAGTCCGGACACAACGATCAGCCATCTGCGCGCCATAAAGACACGGTTCACGTCCGTCAGAACGCGGGAGAGATCACGGTGCGGCACGTAGAAACTCCCACTCTTGCCTACGATCTGACCGAAGATGCCGCCTTCTCCGAAGAACACAACGTTATCGTCCGCAACAGGAGCTTCCCAAAGGAAATGCACCATTTCGGAGTCATTTGCCACCTGAATAATCTGCGGAGTCACAGGTGTCTGCGGCTGTACATTTGCAACCGCCTTGGCAACCGCATCGGCTACCATCTTCTGCACATCTGCCATCGTGAACGTCGGTTCTACCTGATTGTTCGTTTCCGTGTGAACTTCAACGGTTTCACCCGCCAATTCAGGTGCAACTTCCATCAGCGGAACTTCGCTTCCGTCGTATCGGATTCCGGTCACATCATCTGCATTGACAGACAGGATATTTCCTTTGCCCGTTTCTGCCTTTTCAGCAGTATTCGAGGTCTGATCTTCTTCCGGAACATCAAAGAAAACATCTTCTTCCTTGACTTCCTCCGCCACAGGCGTTTTCTTCGGTCTTCCGGGTTTCTTTCCAGTGTTCTTGTTTTCAGCCATGTCGCACACTCCTTCCAGATTTAATGGCTATTTTCCTCCACGAATGTTGGCTCCGTCCGGACTCGAACCGTATCTTGCAGCACCATGCAGAGCCATATGGTGCGGGACGGGCTGGAGGTAAAACCCGCCCCGCGAAGAAGAGATTAGACCGTTACATGGCCCACCTTGCTGGAGAACGTTGCAACCGAATCAAGAGCGGTCGTGAGGTTGATGCCCATCTCGAAGTCGGCCGTGCGAGTCGGGTCGATTTCGATGGTAATGGGCGTTTCGGCGTTGTAAGCAATGGTCAGAGGCTTACGGCCGGCAGCAGACAGCATCCAAATGTCGTTTGCAGACAGGATGGTAGTCGGTTCGGTGTTCAGCTTCAGCGGGCTCGCAGCGTCACGGAGCGGCATCAGGCGAACGCCAAGGAACTCACCCAGCATACCGGTGCTGTTGTACTGAGTGCCGAGGAGCATCGCAAGGGCGGCGTCCATGTTGACGTTGGTGGAGCCGGTAGCCTGCGTCGGCAGAACCTTGCTCAGAGCGACCGGAGAACCGGTAGCGATGATGGTGCGCAGACCGACGTTGTTGATGGTAGACAGCTTGTTCGCCAGAGAAATCCAGTTCTGGTTGGTGAACGTCTGGTTCAGGTTCGTAGGGATGAGCGTAGTGTCTGCCGCAGCCAGAGTCATAGACTGATTCCACATGCCCATAACCTTCGCATACATGCCAGCGACAAGGTTCGCAAAGAACGCGCCGAAGTCGGTGTTGTTACCGACAAGCTGATGCCACTTTGCAGTGATCTGAGCGGTCTTCGGCTGCGGATTCAGCGTGTAATCCTTGCTGTAGAAGCGGTTGCGAGGAACGCTTCTGGATGCACCCCAAGAAGAATCCTGGAAAATGGGAATGTCGTTAGATCCGATGGAGATTGTATGAGTCTCGCCAAAGCCGACCTGAATGGTTTCTGCAAAGAAATCGACGGCTTCGGAGAATACATTGGGAAGAATCGGATAAACAACTTCCTGCCAAATGCCCTGAAGGACACGGTAAAAAGCAGGGTTGCCGTAGAAACGCTGACCGTTTCTCTTGAAGGACTCAAAGTCTGCGGGAGCAGTTTCGCCGGTCTGTGCGCAGCAAATCTTTGCCGCATACAGAAGCTGCTCACGCTGGAACTTTTCGTTCAGTTCCTTGTAGCCGTTCGCGGACAGCATATGGGAAATGCCAGTGGACTGAAGGCCGTTGACGGCCAGCATCGCTTCCTTGCCCGTAAGGGCGTGCTCATAGAAGAGGACACGGCCCTTGGAGACGATATCCGCACGCTGGGCTTCTCCAGCGGAAGCATTCACGCGGAAAACATCAGCAGAAACGCTGTTAAGATTGATTCTCGGCATTGATATTCACTCCTTCCTTATGCGTAGACCGTGAAGGCCTGCACGTCAACGTACTCGAAGCTGGAAGTGGTTCCTTCGGTGAAGTTGCCAGTTCCAAGCAGTTTGAAGTACAGCGCACCATTGCCGGTCGGGGCGGAAGCTGCGGGCTTCAACTGGCCTGCATCAATGGTGAAGAATTGATTGGTGCTCAGTGCGGCATTGACGTTGCCAATGCCGAAGCGGTACGCATGGTCGCCGTCGAAGACGATCTTGGTAAACGTACCATCGCGGCCGGCGGGAATGCCAAGGCCGAGTGTTTCCGTGCCAACGGCATACATATTGCCATGCTTACCCTGAAGAAGCTGGATTTCGTAGGTATTCGCGGCATATACCACATCACCAGCTGTAGTGGTGGAAGTAGCGTCGTTCATGTACCACGCATTTTCATTCTTCACTCCGGTAAAACCGGCGCATGGAAGCTGGCCGTTTCTGATGACCAGACGGCCGGCATCACAGTCCGCGTCAGCACTGGACGCCTGATATCTGCCGGTAACATTGATGAGGTCATTGCGGGAGTTGTTCGTCACGCGGGCCTCAAATGCAGTTTTTGCATTAAACATTTCTGTTCACTCCTCTCTTACTTCGATGCAGCTTCGACGCCCCATTTGGCAAGCAGACCATTGACAGATCCATCGTCTTCGCCGCTGTTGTTCTTGAACTTGTCCCATGCGTAAACTGTTCTGTTTCTCTGAGCGGCTTCCGCATCCATCTTCTCGACAGCTGCACCGCAAACCGCGTAGACGGCCTTTGCAACTTCTGACTCACCGGTCCAGTTCTTGTCCTTGTCGCAGCTGTTCGTGTAGAGGCCAGCTTCGATATCGGTCAGAATGTTGTCGATGGAACTTTCAGCAACCTTCTGTTCACGGTTCGCATTGAACTTTGCGAGAGTTGCCTTTGCCTTGTCCTTGGCAGCATTCAGCCGACGCTTGTTTTCGAACTCACGCATGGCTTCGAGCTGCGCATTTGCAGTTTCAAGTTCCTTGTTCAGAGAATTAACCTTGCTTTCGGCTGCATTCAGACGGTCTGTGTTTTCCACGACGACCATATCCACGAAGTCCTGTGCCTCCATGGTGATGCAGTCTTCGCCCACCTGCATGGACGCATTGACAGACATGCTCTGGAAACGTTCAGGTACAATGGTTTCTGCGGAGTTCTCAATGACGTAGTATTTGTACGCGCCATTCTTCGCCATCAGGCAAACATAGACTTTTCCGTCCTTCTCGCCCGCCGCCAAAACCTTATAATCCGTAAAACGCGCCGCCAGTTCAGCAAGCTGTCTTTTGTTATAAGTTTTCAAATCTTTCACTCCTTTGTGTGATAGACTCCCGTTATCCGGGGCATTGTTCTTATCCGGGGCCTTCTGCAAAGATGCCGCTTTGAGTTTCAATGTTTTAAATTCTTCATCCAATGCGGCAAGTCGAGCGATGTTGGCCCCCGGAATAGCCGGAGCAACGCCCGCTCCTAAGATTGTGACGCCAACCCCAGACCAGACATCCTCAACTTCGACATCTCCGTCCATGTGGTTTTCGTCTATCAAGGTTTCCACAGACACATCCATGCGCCCTGTTCGCACGATTTCATCTACGGTTTCCTTTGCATAGAAAGCGAAGAGTTTTCCACGCGCCACAATCCAAGTCTGACCATCCCTCTTTTGGAGGGAGAAATCACGTTCATCATCTGACAGCGTTCCAACAATGCGTTCCGCCGTCCCATCCGTATAGGAGTTATACTGTTCACCTGTTCTTGGGTCAGTTTTGCGCTGGCTGTTGTGACCGTCGCCGATTTTCCCCATGACGTAGGCAATCAGGATTGGCCGTCCCACGAATGTCTTGTAGTATTTCTCCAGGTTCTGATAATTCCACCGATTCTGGTTGACCCCTTCACGCATCAACCACAGTTCAACGCCAAACTCATACGGATTCAGTTTTTGAAGCACCTTGAGTTGACCGGTTGCAACTGGTCTTTTGATTTTCGTCAGCGGCATTGTCAGTCACCCTCTTCCTCGAAGAGTTCTTCAATCCAGCCGTCAAAACTGGTCGCGCTCATCTCGTGTTCGGAGTACATCTGCCACGCATACATGAACTTCTCGTAGCTTGCGCTGTTTTCCATTTGAAGGTTTTCAAACCCGCGTCCAAGCGGATAAAGGCCGTTTTTATCGCAGATCTCGACACATTTGCGAAGCGCATCTTCGACTTTCTGTAGCATGTCAATGATGGACTCAAACACACCATCCAGATTGTCAGGCCTTCCTTCGTACTCCGCAGTTGCTGGATAGATTTGCAGGATATGCCGCTGATGCAGCAGATCTCCGACTACATCGAATCTCTGAGGCTGAAGATGAGCCAGTTTGTGGATGGCATTGGCCGTATTCGGCATTCCAAATTCAATCAGAACCCATTCTTTCAGCGTATCCAGTCCACGCGCAGCATCTTGATACGCGCCGGTTACTTCCTTCGCAGCGTCTCGCACAGCGGCAAGCGCACCGTTCTCGAAGTCAAACCGTTCTTTCAGTCGAGCCATTTCTTTGTCTCCTTCCTTGCAAAATAAAAGAGGGCTACCGGCACATTTCACTGTGTCGGTAGCCCTCTTCGGCTCTTCTACACCGCTCTTTCGGCGCAGGTACAATTTTTTATTTTTCCATTTTTTCCTGACTAATTGCCACTCGTTTCAGGACTTTCATGGTATCTTCCGTGATGCGGTATCCGTCTTTTGTGAGCTGAATCTTCACATCACTGCCATTATTAAGCGCCCTGTTGATAATGTGGAGGTCTTCTTTCTTCACAAATTCAGTCATTTGTACCTCCATACTGGTCAATCATGGTTTCGCTTCCGTCTGTTGTGGCGTTTCCGTCACCTTTTGGACGACCGGGGCTTTTCGCTTCTGTAGTGGCTTTGCTTTTTGAATTACTCCCCATGTTATACGAGGCCACAAGTGGGATACGCTTGTCCAGAATTCCGCTGTTGTAAACAACATCAGACAGGCACATATCGTCCAGAACGGATCGGTCAAGCAGTGCATTATATACGATGGTATCCGGCAGAATGCCGTGCTCCATGCCCTTCATGCACCGTTCGAGCATCTTTTCGTCTTCGGAGATATCCCCGAACATGACGAATTTCCAATCATACCGAGGACTGAGTTTTTTGATGATAGCATTCATCATCCGCTCATAGTCGCGGTAGACTGTCTGCATAAATTTGCTTTCAATCTGAAGAGAGATCTGCGCGGTTCCAGCCTTTGGATCATCTCCAAGCGGGATGATCGCGCCCATGCCGGCCTGACTCATAGTGTCGCTGTATCCTTGCTTAACGATGTCCATGGCCGACGGAGCTTCCGACAGGCTTTCCAGTTTCATATTTGCAAACGGAGCCGCATACAGTCCGATTCCGCTTGTATTGTTCGTCTGCAGCATATCATACCAAATCGCTTCAAACAGAAGTCGACCGGCATTACTAAGTTTGTACTTGTCTTCTGCGGTCGCGTCTTTGTCGTCTCTGTACGGGATTTCACCATGCAAAAGGCTGACTAACGGGTTCTGAATCAACTCCAACTGAATTTGCTCCATCTGAGCAAGTTGAATCATGTTGAGGAATAGGCCTGCGAACGGAGAAATTGCAGTCCGGCTTACATCGTCAGCTTCAAACGTAAATACTGCATCTGCTGGTAGGTAAACCCAATAGTACCAGCGCCCATTTTGATAATAGACATCTGGGGTTCCGGCCATATCGCCGCGCGCTTGGATGCGCTGGAATTGCTGCATATCAACGCGCGTTTTTTGCGCGAAGATCAGCGAAGTGCCAGTTCCCTTGGGCTTTTGCACGACACTGCTGAAATCGTAAAGGTACGGCGTAAACAGATCACCGTATTGCTCCGGTACGCAGCCCGGCTGGAGGAAGTACATCATGTTAAATGCCACGGTGTACTTGGAAATATTGTTGTATCCGGTGATTTTCGTCCAGTCACTGGGAAGCTGCTGCATGAATGCGTAGTTCACCTTGTTATGGCTCTTGTCTACGCTGTAGCGAGGATAATAGAAGACCTTCCCTTCTATGCCAACTTGGCCTACGATCTGATGCGCAGTTTCCTTCGGTTTGAATTCCTCGCGCAGCTTTTCGAGCAGCTTCCATTCGCGCATGAACTCGTCCTTTTTGGTGTCGGCCGAGTCCGTCAGCTTCGGCATCACATAGTTGTGATACGTCAGCATTTCTTGGTAGACTTTGCGAATGTGGAAAAGCGGATACGCCGTATACTCCAGAATATGCGCCACTTGCCGAAGCGGCTGTTCGCTGTCATACGGCTTTGTGAGCATTTCTGCGACCTGATCTTTTGTAAAATCAGCCGGCAACGATGAAATCTGCTTTACACGCCGGTTCTGAATGTACGGGTTCGCAAGACCATAGCGGCCAGAATTGATTCCGGCAAACGCGGAGGTAATACTGGACATCGGGATACCCTGATTTTCAGCCGCCATCTTACGGAACCGTTCAAAAATCTTCGGAAAAGAAGAATACTGTAGCTTATTGAGTTCGCTCGTCTCTATCGCCATCTGTTATTTCCTCCCCGCCGGTCTTGATCTTCTCGCGCTCCGCCGCGAGGGCTGCCGAAAGTTGGTCGACCATTCGGCTCAGATTTTCCATTGATTGCGTCTGGTTTTGCTCCATACGCTCCCGAAGCAGCGTTGCAGCGCAGATCATAATCCAATCGCTGTCGGCTTTCGTCAGCCGCTTTACGTCCTCGCCGTTTATCTCAATGCTGCCTTTCGGCTGCTTGTCTGCCGTATAAATCAGGATATAGCCCGGTGCAATCCGGCTGAACCGTTCCATCATGGCGATTTCCACAGATTCCTGCGTTATGGTCAGCGCATAAAGCCGATATATTTTTTCCTGATCTTCCGCCATTAAAAAATCCTTCCTCCGCGTCTTTGCGTCACAAGCCTTGCGCCTGTGCTTCCTCCGGTAACGTTTTTTACGTTCCCCTTTGCCTTATACTTGGAAAGAAGCGCGTCCCAGTCGCTCTTTTTACGGACTTCGCTCAAGACGAGTTCTTTTTCCAGCTTTTGAGCAAGGCGCAAGCCGTACTTTATAGCAGACCAGCTGTCTCTCTGTATTGCGCGGGAAATGCGCTTCTCGCTGAATCCCGCGCCCGACGGGACAGCCTTCAGGTTTTGAATCTGTCCAGACAGTTCTCTGGTCTTTTGGTATGGACGTGCAATCTGATAATCCAGATCATCGTCCTTGATCTTATGAAACCGCTTGTACGCCTCCACACCCTCACGAGTATTCATCGTAAGAAGCTGTACGTTGTGGTTATCGAACTGCGTCTGCGCGTACCGGATCATTTCAACATCTGGGTCCGTCACGCCACTTCCGCCCGCCTTGATGGGATAAATGACCGGCAGCGCTCCATCCTGTTCCAAAGCCACATATTCGGTATGGTCTAAGATACACAGCGGCGGCAACCCATCACCGAGGTCTTTCATAAGGTCTTCAATGACCGCCTTGCCGTACTGCCATCCGTCGATTGCAATATAGGTGGTGTTGCCGCCATCAAAGCAAAACCGATACCAGACGTCTTTCAGTTTTCGCGCCTGTTTCATAGCGTTATCCGGTGGGGGCCAATCGTCTAGCCACACCAGCTGCTTCAGGTATCTGTCCCGCTTCAGGAAATCATCTTGCTTCGTAAGCTTCCAAACGCCAACAGCACATTTTGCGTTCTTTTTTGCGTCTTCATAGGAAACGTCGTAGCAGACAATGTATATCACGTCTTTCGGGTCTGTCTTGTTTCCGGGGTATTTGCAGCAATGCTGCCGCTCCATGCTTTGCAAGCAGCAGCTTTCAGAAAGACTTTCATCCGAGATAATAGGATATTCATCTGCGCCGGTGTATCGACTTTCCATCTCACGCATCCAGCGCTCCGGGGTCAGCTTAGATTTGAGTTTCTGCGCCCAGGAATACGGACGCATCTGCTGCAAAACGACGCATTCCCAGCTCATGTCATAAGCGAACGCGCTTTCTCCGCGATACATTTCTTTAAGGGTATCGCATCGAACTTGGAACGACGGATGTTGTTTCCGTCCAGCACTTGTGATAGAGTGGTTTTTATATGAAACGAAGTTCTGATCTGGTTTTCCATCTACATTGTGCCGCAAACGGACTGCCGGCAGAACAATCGTCGAATACTCTGTAAAATCAAATGGTGGATTTTCTTCCTGCGCAAATTCTTCTGCTGTCACGTCGTGGATGTTGTCACCGCGAAATGCAGAGATGTAAAACGCACTTCCTAGGTCTGTTTCAATTTTAAAATCGTCTTTACTCTCTGCCGTAACGCGCCATCCTTTTGCCAAGGCGGGATAATCGTGTGCAATCTGTTTGAATTGCTTGCTTCCAATAAGCGCCATCTGTTTGTATGAAGGCCCATAATATGCGCTTTGCGTTCCCGGCCAAACCAAGCCATTCAGCATTGCATACTTGAATTTTGTGCTTGTCTTTGTAATTCCGCGCGTTCCTGTGAATGCCACATCTGCGTTTCTCGCGTATGCCCGCATCATCAGGCGCTGCATAATTTCTTCATTCGCATAATCCGCATATTCGTCACGAAATAGGTCGCATCCCTTGTCTGGATACCAGCGGATTACCCAGATTAAGAATGCCCACCATTCGGACTCAAACGATGTATAATCGCGTTGCTCAACCTCTCGTTTTTGAATCCATCCGATGCCTAACCTGGCGACCAAATCTTGCCATATCTTCTAGCCACCCAACATCACCGTCCTATTTCTTGTCACCTTTCACCGGGGGCATCCTTATAAGTCCCAGTTTGTCATATGCTTCTTTTTCCTGCTCATTTGGTTCTACCGCGAACTCTCCAAGTTCGTCGTGGATTCTCATTTCATCAGGAAGCATAGACAGTTCCGGCATTCCGTCGTTTTGCCGCATTCTGTTTTCGTTAATGAGAATCATTTGGTCTACTGCGTCTGCTGTGTAGGGATATCTAGGCTTTCTGCCAAAGAAATACTCAAACATTTCGTCAGGACTGCACTGCTTTCCGTTTTTCATCAGACCAGCTTTTTCGAGTCTGTCTGTAATTTCATCCAGACGAACAATGTCGGCAGGCCGAACATCCTTCTTTCGAAGGTTTTCGCTTGCGAGATTTTCCTGAATCATGCCTGACAGTTTCTTCGCAGCGTCAAACTTTCCAGCGGCTGTCATATCGTTCATCTGTTTCATCCAGCGTGCAACGTTCCGAAGAATAAGCTGCTGTTTTGCACTGACGGCATCTTCCCCACCGAAGTCTGATACGAGAACTTCATAAATGCGGTCAAATTCCGCATAGTCTTCATTCGTATAGTCGGTTCCCCAATCCTTCCGCTGCCTCACCGTGCCAGCTTTGGCCGACTGCGCATTTTTTTCTGCATAGACGGCCTTCGTAAACTCTCCGTCTTTCAGACCCTCGCCAAATATCTTCGTGATGTCGGTCAAGCCATCGAGGAAGCCGTAACGCTCGCCGCTCTTGCTGGCATCCAGTTTCTTGATATGGAGGTTATCGAGGTACGAAAGCCACTTGTCTCGCCCTTCATCGCGCGGCACGCAGTCGCGCGCAAACGGAACATCATACTTGACGCAGCAGTAGAAATATGCAAGACTTTCCGAGGCCTTTTTTGCAAGCTGCGCATAATATTCTTGCTGTTCCAGTTCGCTGACGTTTTCGCTCATTTTTCCTCCAAATATAGCAAAAAGCGCTGTCCCGATACCTTTCCCATAGGAAAAGCACCGGAACAGCGCGTAAGCACCTCTGTTTATTTTGCTTAATTATACCATACAATCAGCAAAAATGCAAGAGAAGTTGCATATTTTTGTTTTAGTACCGGCTAAAACGGTCAGATTCTTTCATTGAAGCGTTCAGAAAATCCGTGGCAATCTTCACACGCGCAGTTAGTTTTCCGAACTGATTTAGGATGTAGTCCAGTGCCTTTTTCTTGGCATTTTCAAAGTCTTCCGTGCCAAGTGCATGATGCGATATATTGAGCGGTTTGTATCCAAGAAACCACAATCCTCCACATCCTGCATAATGGTGGATTATGACTTCTGTACCTTCGAGTTTAAACATAGTCCCGTTCTTTGCATCTTCACCGATTCTCGCGTTACTTATCCACGTCATTGTCAGTCTCCACTTCTTGCTCTTTGAGCCATTGCATAGTTCCCTGGTTGATTTCTCTAATAGCGGGTTTTGTTCCCTCTCCGCCGCCTTTCCCCGGCATGAGTTCAACGCTGCATTTAATTATTCCAGATTTATAACGCTGACCGCATGCTGACGTCGTATTTTTCATTGTTCGTTCACCTTTCTATCCGGTAATATTTTTGCTTGGCAGTTTTTTCGTTTGAACCATTTTCATTGGGTTCACAACTTTATTGACCCATTTTTCACCGTCCCATTGCTTAACCGCGTAAGGTTCAACTTTTAGTTGAGTCTCTGACACGGGAGATTCCAGAGCAAAGTACCCACCACAGTATTCGCATTTAGATTTCCATGGTGAATGTGGTGCGCCACAGTTTGGGCAAACCGTTCTGTAAAGGCTCTGCGCGGTTTTATCCGATAGTCCCTTCACCGGATGATCTTCGCAATCTAAGGTGAGTGTCCCAATCAGTTCGCCGATTTTCGCGTAAATCTCCTGCGGCTTTTCGTTCAGTTCATCGTCGTGTTTCTTTTCAAGATCTCAGATGCGCCGTTCTGCGTTTGAGTAGAAGTCTTCAAATTTCTCATCATCGTCCATGAACTTCTAACCTCCCCGCGATATACGACACGCGCAAAGCAGTTGCCGTCAGCACGCCAATATTTTCGTGTTTACTGTCATTTCTCAGTACGTCTACCTCGAACGTGACATCATATGTCCCATCGCCATTCCACTTCTGAGAAACAAATCTGCACGGTGTTCCTTCCAGAATCTTAGAGAAATCTACTCCGGGGCCGATTTCTTTGAGGAAACTGAAGTCTCCGTTCAAACTCTCCAACCAGTCCGTGATCTTCTTCAGATCGGCAAGCGATTCTTCCCAACATCGTTCCCGTTCTTTTTCCTCCCAACCGCGACGTTTCTTTTCAGCAACTTTCTGCCGTTCTTTCTGCTTCCATCTGGCATCACGCCACCTCTGGTCATGCTTCGCCATACGTTTCCTCCATCCCGTCCGTCAGGATTTCAATCGCTTCTGGTGTTCCATACACGCATTCTGGTGTTCCATACACGCATTCTGGTGTTCCATACACGCATTCTGGGAGTCTGGCATCTTGAAGTCGTCTCAAATCTGCAACAGCATTGGCATATCTCACAATGTCACCATGTTTTACAACGCCCGGAAGCATAAACACAGCATATTCCTCTCCACGCGCTTTAACGCGTTCCAAAATATTCTTGATGCACTTCTCGTCGATGTCAAAGCCCTTTTTCACCTCATAAACACCGCCGGTGATTGTGTTGCATACAAAAATGGTCTTAGCTTCATCTTCTCTCATTTGTTATACGTCCCCAGTACGCCGCGTTCCGCCCGATCATCGGCGCGTTTCGCCATCCACATGAGGGCTTCTTCAATATGTGTGATTGCGCAGGCGTTCTCCCGCGTGGCAAATTCGCCCTTGTTGAAGGCCATCAGCCTATCACGAACGATTTCCAAAAGGTCAGCATCCAAAACACCGCGACGCGCATTCGGGTCGTTTCGAGCACCTTTCTGAAATTTTATCTGTGCAATCACACTTTTTCTGTCCACATCCATCACAGTGTAATCGTGATAGCCACCTCCGGGTCCTTCGTTATCACTCCGAAGGATGGCGTGCGGGTTATTGTGCTTTTGAATCGTCGATAGCTTTACCATATCGTTCCTCCCATTTATCCAAAGGTTCTTTCAGAATTTCTACCGATGCAAGTTCACCGTTTACAAACTCGCATCCGCAGTAGCTGGTCGAAATTACAATTTCAGTAATATCGGGCCGTATGCTTTTCAGAAGTCCAACGGGATTGCCGTTGAACGTCACAAATGGCGCATTCTCTGGCCGATATTCCTTAATTGGGGCTTCCGGCGCGGCTTCCAGTTTGTTCCTGAATCGAAGCAATTCATCGACATCTTCCGTGTCCGGTAGCTTGCCATCTTCTTTCCGCATTGAATCAAGAGCTTCATCAATGCTTGCGATCAGTTTGGTTGCGTTTATGTACCTATCCATGTGGTGTCAATCTCCTTCCCGTCGAATACCGCAACAAGCGAAATGATTCCGACTTCAATTTTCTCGATTTGCAGCTCGTCCGTAATACGATCATCCACAACGAAGCGATCTTCCTTGTTCGGCCTAATTTTATTGCCATCATCCAGCAGCGCTGTTACGTCAATTTTTGCTTTGTATAGCCGCCCCGGCAGTCCATCTCTGAATCCAACACGGCCAGCGTAGTCAGAGAACGTATTGACACCATATCTGATTTTTATCGTGAAGGATTGCCGGTTTTCTTCCCGCTTATAGTTTGACGCAATGAGAATGATGTACGGCCCAATGCTTTCCACCGGAAAGTCAAAGTTTTCTTTCGGTGGGAAGCCAGCATACTGTTTAATTGCCTCGCGCAGTGTCATTCAAATTCAAACCTTTCTTCCACACCGATGATCTTCGCCCCGCACTCGCAGAGTGGATACCTTTGTTTCAGATTCCGTGCGTCGATATAGTTGAAGAACCATTTTTTCTGTCCACATTTCGAGCACGTCTTCCAATAACGCTGCACACCCGGCTTGCACTCGTCCGTGACGATCCAGCTGGCCGTTCCCATCGGGTAGTCGATGTACCCCATCGCCCATCCACCTTCTCCGAAAACGACAATGCTGCCGTCTTCGTCATCCATGACAGCAGAAAAATGGACGCCATTTGCGCATGGGTTCACTTTCAGTTCCCTATACCGGCTATGCTCGCTGATATCAGCCTGATTCATCGGCGCAACTACAGGTTCTTCATTGACAGTCTCATCATATGGTGGTTCGGACATTGCACGCACTTTGTCCATGAGATCGTCGAATTGTTCCTGCGACATTGCCTTGATTTCATTGAAAACTGATTCCAGTTTCATCATTGCGTCCTCCCTGACAATTTTAGTGGCATCGTTCATGTTCACGTTCTCTGTCCGCTACATCACTGACAGCGTCAATGCTTTTGAAATCGCCGCATTTGTACAGGCTGTACACGATACGATTCCATTCTACCTCTGAAAAGCGTTCGCCTTTGTGCTTTTTACACCGATGCGGATAGAGATACCCCTTCTGGCATTCGTGGAATGCGCAGGTCGCACAGCAATCAACCATCTTCGTCAGCTCCAAATCGCTCGTCATATTCTTCCGGCGTGATGAACTGAATATCTTTGCCGGTATAGCCAGCTACGTCAAGGCGCATCAGCTCTATCAGCGTATCTTTATTGACACACTTGCACAGAGCTTCATACGGGATTGTGTTTTTTGACTCGAAGCTCATCTGCGCTCCAAACTCTCCTCGGACGGTAAAACACACTCGATTTTCAACCATTTTCGTTCCTCCTATTCCAAGCTTTGATAGCTGCCCGCTTTGTGCCCTTTATCGGTCCACTTGCCCCGCAGTATGTACAGCGGCATTGATACATCACTTCCGGGTATATGTCTGCATTAAACTGGTGTATCTCATCAAGATACACCGGCCAATCCACAGAGCACTTGTGGCAAAATGGGCAGTTACTCGGTTGCTCCATCTACATACCTCTCATTCCACGCACGGATAGCCGCTTCAACGTATGGTGCGAAAAGCTCCGTCTGCCTTTGGCATACTGGAGATTTCGCGTCATATGTCGGTCCCCATGCACAGCCATACGGATTAGGGTTAATCAACGGCTCCGTTCTGATAGGCTTGCCCCGGCTGGCGCACCGGTTGCAAATGATTTGTACGCGGTACACAATTTTCTTGTCGCCTCTGTAATTCTGACCTGCGAAGCGAGCATCCTTGAAACTCACCCGGCCGCGCCCGCCGCAGAACGGGCAACTACGAATTTGTTCCATCATCGTACCTCCGGTTCCACGCATCCACGGTTTCGACGTATGGGTTAAGCGACCATTTGTGCTTAAACTTAAATGTCGTTTCGCACTTCTGGCATTTTACATCCAGCATCATGACCTTTTTTCCATAGTTGCAGGTTCCACCCCGTTCCTCGACTTCTCCACCGCAGAACGGGCAGCCTTTAAGATCGTTCATTTTCCCTCCTATTCCACACTTCCGCAGCTTCTTCCGGTGTGTCGAACCAGTTTGTGCATGGTTCGCATTTGCACACGTCCCCGCGATTTTTACAGGCCACAAGGAATCGATTGTGCGTGTATGGTTCACTTATCATCACGGCTTTCCCTCCGCAGAATGGGCAGCACTTGAGATCAGTCATGTTCTTCCCTCGCTTTGCATGGAAGGAAGCACGTTTCGCAGGGCGGTATGTCGCACTCACCGCTCCGAACAAAAGGACATTCCTTTACTTTACAGTTCATTTTTCCTCCTGGCCTTCTTGGCTTCTTCCTGATTTAAGAACACTTTTGTTCCGAAATCTTCCTCTGTGAACTCCCAATGCGCGCCACTCCAATCATCATAGACGCACGGCGCAACGACCTTCACATACAACCCATCGGAAGCGCGGCAGATCATGATACGTTTGCATTTTGTTTCTTCGATGCCGATCAAGCTGTCAGATGTTAGAACAAACAATTTATCGCCCGGTTTGCATGGCAGAATAACGCTCATGCCTGCTTTATCGGCCTTTATCAGATCGATGATGTGATCCAGTGATAATCCGCAGGTCTCCAAGATGGTATTGGCTTCTGCCGCCGCTTTGCAGCCTTCTGGAGGCAGCATGGAATCTTCATAGTTTGCAAGTTTCTCCCATGCAGCCTCTTCCCACTTGCAGCCGTAAGCGCAGTTCCCGCCGGCTTCGAGGCATTCCTTGCTTTTGAAATGTGTGCAGCATACGCCGTTTTCGTGGCTTGTTTCACTGCTCCGTAATGTTAATCTCTCCAAAGTTCCCTCCCAGCACCTCATGCCGTTCGATTTCCGCGTTGATGCAAAAGACATCGCTGTACGGATCTGCATCTTCATCCTCGCAGACCAAAAGTGTCTGCTCTGCCGTTCCGACGTGTTCTCTGACGATGTACCAGACACCGAGATTTGGCTTGCAGTAACCGATGCGGATGATTGTTCCGTCGCTAAACCACAACCGTACATCCTTGTCGAAGCAGTCAATACTACCATCATTGTAGTTGCTGTTTTCGATTTCGACCGTATCGTCGCTATAACCATAGATTGTTACCACTGGTTTGTTTCCCTCCCTTGTCCAGTTCGGATTGCTGGATTCCACCTCATATGGGCCGACATTTCGGAACCTGTTCTGCAAATCGAGGTTAAACATATCCGACGGTGTTACTTCCACGACTTCGCTATCGCAGACCGTTTTCGCGTGCTGCTTGTCTTTGTCGTGAAATTTTAAGATGAATGCACCGGTATCAGGTGCAACACCCATGATCTCCACGGAGAAGTTACCCAATACTCGGTAGAACTCGTCCTGATCGATTATCGACCGCAACACGTCCTTATGAAGTTCAAGTTGCAGATTATCGCAGATACGCGCACACATAAAATCCTCCATTTTTTCCCCCTCTGATGCTGATATTCTCCGTTCCTCTTGAATCAGCCATGCCAATTTCTTTTCCATTTGCTCATTACGGAGCAACCACCTTTTTTCCTCTCCCCAAGGAAATCTTCTGAATCCCGGTACATCAATCGGTTCATCCGATTCGAGTTCAAGGATTCCGAACAGTGGGAAAATTCTAATCCACTTTCCGGGGTAAAACCTGTTGCGCCATTCGTTTTCCTTTTCAAGATATATCACGGAATTTGATTCATCGGTAATGATGAATTTCATTTCATCGATATCAATAAGATCGCCCGAAACATGGTATTCTTCAAGGATATACGTCACGGGATAGAAGATCTTGCTGTCAATTCTCCTGAGTATGACACTCATTCCGCCGCCTTTGCGATGATAGCCTCGCGGACTTTCACGCTCCGCCCCATCTTGTCTGCGAGAATTGCTGCCGCTTGGCTTATAATCGCGTCTCGGTTTTCTGCGAGCGTGTCCGCTACGAGATTCTGCGCCCATGTAGATATCGGATCGCTGGCAGGATTCGCATTTCCGTATCGGTATGCTGTGAAAACTTTATTGATGATTGCCTGTTTGATCTGTGCTTCGATAGTCTTAACGCCGCTCTCCATTATGGTACGCTTGATTGCCTCGTCATCGATGTTGATGCCAAACTGTACAATATGCTCCATTAACATTCCTCCGCATTCAGATAGTTGATGATTTCGTTGATTTTGACTGCAAGATCTGTGACCGTTAATTTTGTGCGTTTCAGTATATCAAATTCACCGCGTTCAGTTTTTACATCCCCGTCTGTCGAGATCGTCACCTTCGTTGCTCTTGCTTTTTCAATCTTTCCGAATTCAATCGGTTCGATTCTCTGCTTTGTCAGGCTCTGCTTTGTCATTCTCTCTTTCTGGAACGGGTTGTGATACATGCCAATTTGACGGTAGTGCCGCCACAAATCGGATTCGCTTCCAGCAAAGAAGCCACGGCCGCCGCTTCCGATGGACGGGCGCGTGATTTCCCAATCGAAGGAGAATTGCTCCTTGCCGTCAACAGGCACTGTTTTCCCAACTGTTTTTACTACACCGACATTCCCATGCAGACTTTCTACATAATCTCCGGATTTAATTATCATATACACGCCTCCACATCAGATTTTCCGCAGTCCAGGTAGACTGTGACCATCTTGCCGCATTGTTCACAGGTTATTTGCACGTTTGCATTCGGAGAATTTATTACGGCGGTTCTTCCCTTATGCCTGATTTCAACAGTTCCATTTTCCCAGCATACACCTAGAATATGTCCGTGAGGGCATCGAATTAACGTTGATTGACGTTCCTGCTTGACACTCCCCACGGCTAAAGCCGGGGGATTCTCGCTTCTACGACCGCTGCCTGCACTTGCGAGGTCTACGCAATCTCCACGAGCGCTAATTTGGGCGTGTCCCGCCCTATTGTTGTTCTCCATAAGGATTCCTTTCTACGCCAATAGGCGTAATCCTTCGTTTAAAATGTTCTTTGCTGCGTTGATGTCCCGGTCATGGCAATTCCTCCACATAACACCAGCTTTGGGGTGGGTGCTTGATCGTCCGGCCGTCACAGTCCATTTTGCTGTAGTTGTAATAAGGGCAGGCACAGCAATCCGACTCGACTTTACATAGCCCCTTGAACTCGCTCAGTTTCCTCGGCGTGTTGTAGATTTTCAGGCCGGAGATATGCCAACCGTAGCCGACGCCGCCGTCCAGATACTTTTCCAGCTCGTCTTTTGTCAGGCAAGCATCCGCAAGAAGCGTATCAAGTGGTGTGCAGTCCATGTTCCAATCGCAGATGCAATATTTCGGCGGTTCAAACCTTGCTCCTACTCTGACGATTCTTTCAAAAATGTCGTCGCATATAAACTCGCCGATGACACCGCCCTGAACCGAACGGTAAATGTAGCACTTAAACGGCATATCCATCTTCGGGCGCATCTTACGCACCTCAATCGTTTTCTCACCGCTTATGATCTTCTCGCACCACTTTGGTCTGATGCTGATGAGCACTGCTTGACTCATTTCTTCACCTCCACGCATTCGTTCCACCGAATGTTTACCCTGTACCCATTGACGTTGATAACGTATCCATGGTACTTTCCATCGTATTTTTCCGCTGCATACAGCGCACCGATTTTCGGCCGCATCTGCTGAAAAATCGGGATATCCTTCGTAATTTTTATCGTGACCTTCTCATGTGCCAAGTCGCCCGGCGAGCTGGTTTCTTTCCACTGGCTCCACATTCCGTTGCGCCGCGCGAAATTGAAGCAAGTCTGACTACAGAAATAACTTTTTTGTCCGGGTTCCCTGATTCGCGTCACACGCTTCCCGCACACCGGGCAGACAAACTGCACATTTACCGACATTGATCTTTCTCTTCAGCGGCTTCCTCAAACGGCCTGTACTCAACCTTCTCTGGCTTCCCTTCCCAGCTCCATCCGCAGTTGAAACACTTCTTCTGCGGTATAGGCGGGAACGTAGCGATCACGATATTCTGCAGCTCTGCACCGCATTTAGGGCAAGTTTCAATGAGAATGCTCATTCAGATTTCCTCCGTTCATAGAAGAATTCGTTGTACGCATCGTAGCGGTCTTGAATGTGTGTCGTGGCAACTGCACCGGCCGTCTGGTCGATTAGGACGTCGAAAAAGCATTTCCCGTCTCCACACGGTTTCATTTCCGCGCAGCCCGCACGATAGACGCATTGTGGGACCAGAACATCTGCGATCTCCGGTTCAACCTCATGCAGGGCCGCCTTGAAGTCCTCTGCATACTGTCGCGTCTCTGTTGAGGACTGACGGCACAAGCGTTTCCGCATGGTGTCGATTAGTGCCTGCACATTTGCATCGCCCGTGAAGTCAACAGGCGCGTCCTGCGGCAGTTTATCGCGCGGTATGCCGGTTCTGTCTGAGCGCTGCGACTTGATGTACTTCTCGAACTTATGCCGGCTCCAGTGGGTAGCGACCCAGCTTTTGATTCCGTGCCACGTCCACTTCACGGAAATGTCCCGAATCGGGCTGTGCTCTGCAATGAGGATTTTCTTTTTGAACTCCGTGCTCGGCTCATGGTCGAGCGGCGCCTTGCCGACCGTTGACCGGCAATCGGAAGCGACCTCCATCCAGTCACCTTTGATTTTTGTGATTTCAGTTTTCATCTGTACTCTAACTGCCTCCTCATTCTTACGGCTTCTGTACTCTGCATGATATCGTCTTCGGCCGCAACATAGCCGACGATTGAGTGATGAGACGCGATTGGCTCTATGTCGCCGAGGTCAATGCGTAGCCCATCAGGATAGCCAAAGTAGAAGCCCCTGACTCTCATTTTTTTGATACACAGTCCTGTGTCGAATAGACAGTAGTCACCGATTTTGCACGGGATTGTGAGTTTCTGCCCACCATTCAGCGTCTTCATTTTCCGCCCTCCAGATACGGCTCCCGCAGCCATGCAAGGATATCAGACGCATCATCCGATGGGGTGATTTCCTTTTCCATTCCAGCCTTCTCCGCAAAGAACATGAGCCACGAATTTTGTGATCGCAAAAGCCACGCCGCAAGTTCTTCGTCGCTCATCGTCCGGACGTAATCACCGCGTGTAAGTGAAGCGGTGTCTTCGCCCATTTTGGCACGGTTCGCGGCGCATTCGCTGCCACGATACGCCGCAGTACAGTTTTTTACCGGGCAGTTATAGCACCCTGCTTCCATCATGGGCAGCATGGCTGTCCCTCCTTCTGTTTCTCCAGATACTCTTTCAGCAACTGGCATTCTTCCATACAGCTCTTTGACTCCACTTTCCCGTTTTTGTATCCTACGATTGACCCCCATCCATGGTCACACCCATCGCACGGGTTTTTGCCTATTGGCTGTACAAGAGATTCCAATCGTTTTACTTCTGATGCAAGTAACTCAAGTTGTTCTGCGGCAGCTTCATGCAGTTTGATTCTGCATCCTTCCGCATTCACGAACGGACACATCGATTCGCAATCAAGTTCCCCTGTCGTGTCATAGCAGCAACGTAGTCCACGGTTAATATCGTCCGTTCTCATTCTTTCACCTCATAGCAATCTTTTAAGCCTGGATTCCGTCGGCAGCACGAACATTTCTGGTGCCTGCCGTTCCATCGGCATCCCTCGCACTCTCCCAGCGTAATGCAGCCGAAATAGGCAGGATATTCATTGATGATTTGGTGCAGTTTCAGCAGCGCGTACCCGGTTGTCGGTGAGTGTTTGTTTTCAATCAGCGCCATGTCCAAATATGCAGTTAAGTTCCCAGCATGAAGGTACTTAGCCATCTTTCTGCACTCCAATCAAATACTTCCAAACATCGCCGGGATTTTTTTCATCTCCGAAGTGCCGTTTCGTGACCGCGATGCAAAACGGTTCAATTTCACTTGCCCACTTCACGCTGTTCCATCCATTGAGCTGCATCCAGATCAAAGGGAATCCGCCCAATCCGTCGAATAAACTGCCCAACGTCGCGTCGCGCTCATACTGCGCACAAAGCCGTTTCAGTACCCATTTCCACGGCGGCAGGGCGATAGAGTTTCCGAGTGCTCGATACCGCGCGCTGTCCGATGATTTCTTGTGAAGCTTTCCCTTTTCGTCTGTCCATGCTCCGATGTCTGTCCAACCATCAGGGAAATCTTGAAGCCTTTCGCACTCCAATGGTGTCAGTCGGCGCACAATTCCGTATTGATTGCACAAATCCGTGCTGTCCTTATAATCGCGCTGTTTGCAGGAGCTGGCGACATCCGCTTGCTTGTAGTCTCCAAATCCATTTTGCTGGAAGGTAAGCGGCACTTGATTGCCGCCAGTTCCCATTCTGCTTTGCAGTGTCGGAACGACATCCCCACATTCACGAATCACGTCATTGGCGTGCGACATATCGTATGTAACACAGGGCGGATGTGCTTTCGCATTAAGCGTATGGCATGGTTTCCCATATTCCGGTTTGCTTCCGTTTTCCTTGCTGGTGATTTGCGTGGTGTCAAAAGCCATCACCGCAGGTTTGCTTCCGCCGCACTCTCGAATCGCATCGTTTGCATGGTTCATGTCAAGAATCGCAATTCCACCTTGATTCTTCGACGGGTCAGGTGACGTGGTATCCAGTGTCCTCGCCGTGTCTACCTCTCTGCATCCGCTCTTTGGGTTTGGAGATTTCATGCTGTTGGACGCAAGAGAATCGAAGCTGTACACGACTGCCGGCTTATTTCCACCGCACTCTGCGTTGAGCGTCGGTGACTGTTCTTTCTGGTATCCGATGCTCCGTGCCTGTTCGCTATTGCCAAGCTTGAATCCCGCGCAATACACGCCATGCCTGTCGGCAGCCGTGAGCGTCGGAGAGGGTTCCCCGTCGTGTCCCACTCCGAGTCCGTTTCCCGCACCATCATCTTTTCTGGTGTCACCACCGCCAGAGAATCGAGTTGCCTTGTCGTTGATAGGTACACAGAAAACGCTTTGTCTGTTCTGACCGCTATTTTCCTGCGCTGGAAGCGTAGGCCAAATTCCGTCCGCGCCGTATACACGATTTGTCTGCGTATCATACGGGGTCAGGCATCCTGCCCATGCGCCTGATTCGTGAGTGCCGCTTTCAGTTCCTCTGGAAGATCTTTCCCCCGCCTCTCTGCCCGTCTCAGGATGCCCATACACGCCTTTGGTGTTAAAGAGTATTTCGTGTGCGGTCGTTCCTCCAAAATCTGCGACAAGCGCGATTCTACGGCGGCGTTGGGGGACTCCCCACCATTGCGCGTCGAGCACGCGCCAAGCCACGCTCCATCGTCCGTCCACGTCCCTGTACCCCCCCCAAGTTGGCCATCCCTTGTCAGGCACTTGAATATCGGGAGCTTCCGGCTCTGCGACGCGGATTGCTTCTTCGAGGACTGCCGCGAAGTCACGGCCTTGTTGGCTGCTCTGGGCACCAACGACGTTTTCCCATACCATGTATCTTGGTCGAACAAACTCACCTGTCCGTCCGGTCTTTCTGTCATGCTCTCGCATCTCCTTGATAATTCTGATTTGTTCCATGAAAAGGCCAGAACGTTCGCCTGCAAGTCCTTTGCGCTTTCCAGCTATTGACAAGTCCTGTCTAACAAGGTGAACCACCAATTATACAGTCAACCGGTTCGATTTCCGCGCCGTTGATTTTGCAAATATCGCCAAGATGAATCACCTAAATCACCCCCAGTTTTTTCTTGTAGTTGTATACGGTCTGCCGAGTTACGCCAAGTTCCCTACAGATCTTTGCCTGCGGTATTTTCAAGCGTAGCATTTCCTTCAGCCGTTCCAAATCAAACTCCCCACCTACGTTCGGCCTTCCTTGCTTCTCTTTTGTGCCGCCGTCAATGCAGTTGCAGCACTCAGTGTCCGCATAAGGACAGTGATAAAGGCAGAAATCAATTTCGTCCTGCGTCTCTTTCGTTACCCTTTCCGGCGTGTCTGACCTGTAAATGCTTTTCCATGGTGCTACCGCCAATCTGAATACATCTTCACGCATAGATTCCATTGATTCTGCCTCCAATTCAAACTTCCGTTATTCTGATTCCGTGTATCCAGAGCATTAGTTTCCGCTTCAGTACAAACTTCGCATAAGGTGCCGAAGACGGATTCCTGTAGCCCTTCGAGTCCTCCACGACTGTTTCTCCATCCTTCTCGTAAACGAAATCGGCAACATATGTCACCTGCCGTTCGAGAAGAATGCGCTTGTCTTTGATTCTCGTTCCGCGTTTCCCGTACTGCTCGACGGTTTTGTACTGTGCCGGAATCAGGAGATATTCTTTCTGCCATTCAAGGTTCTGGATAACTCCCTGCTTTTCCAGAAGTGCAAGATCGTCATAACGGTCTGCTTCCCGCTTGCTGTCAAAGGTCTTGCCATCGCGAGTAACCTTCTTGTTTCGCAGTTTTGGTGGCTTATCGGTTTTGCCCTTTTTCACAGCTACTTTCCGGTTTTCGGCCTTGTCCGAGGACTGTATTGACGCCCTCCGCTGCATTTCCTGTATGAGTTTTTGTTCCGCCTGCCGTCTGTAGGGCTCTGGCAGATCAGATAGGCTAATTCCCTTTCCCATAGAATCGGCCTCAGATCGTCAGTTCGTAGTCATCGCCACCAGCCGCTTCTCCGTCATCCGTTTCCTGCGGTTCTTCTCCCTGCATGGACTGACAAAGCTCCCAAAACGCATCTACGAAGCCGGTGTTGAATGCCCGCATGAATTCTGTCCTGTCGTGCATATAGCCTTTTGCCATCGCGTTTGCGAACGCAGTCCAGAGGCAGTCGATCATTTCTTCTCGATAGTCGTCGCTCTGAATAGCAATCTGTTCAATTCTCAGTTCTGCCCATGTTTTTTCCTCACCGGCGCTGTTTTTGTATTCTTTGCTTGACCATCTTCCAGCGATTAAAACCTGATCGCCCTTCCGAACGCGCTGCGCGATATTGGTTTGAGGAGATTCCCCTAATGCGAGGACGTTCATAAACTTTTTGTCCTCGTATGCAACGCCAAATGTTACCTTTGGCATGGGTGGTTTGTTGTTTGAACCCTTTGTGTATTCGAGCTTTGCGTCCCGCGTAACCTTTCCCCAAATAAGCATGGTTTCGCATGACTGCCGTTTTGGGTCTTTTGGGTCCTGTGTGACCCCGCCATTTATGATTGGCCTCATTACTCACCACCACCGAAAAAGCCATCGTCCGTGTAGGACGTTGCTACTGCTTCCGGCTTGCTTTCGGTTGCTGCCTTTTTCCGCTTGACGGGTGCTGGAGCCTGTACTTCTTCCTGCTTGGCATCATTTCTTCGATCAAGTTCAGCGCTCACGGCAGTTTCATCGAAGAAGTCATCGTCCGATGCAGCAGTGATAGCAGGAGTTGTCGAAACCGTGCCAGTCACTTCTCCAGTTGACTTGTCAACGTTGATAATCGGCATATCTGGAATTACACCATCTTCGGAGTCGTTTTCCATTGCATAGCGGATTTCATTGGAAAGCGGCGCATAGCCGGAGTTCAGGAGGCTGCGGAGAACGGTTTTACGGCACATCTTGTCTTGCCCATACCCAATGTCGTTCCAAGGTGAGGATTTCCGCATCTTTTCTTCCTCTTCTTTTGTCATTTCCCCAGAAGTGAACTTTTTGAACTTTTCAAGATCAAACGCTTGTGAATACCGATCTGCATGGAACAGAAGCTTGTTCATCGACCAAAATTCCGGTCGGAACATTCCATCTTTCAATTCGAAATAGGCATAGTACCCGATTACTTGTGCTGCTTCACGCTCTTCATCCGTAGAGTAAACGTTGAAGTCAAAATTTGGCTTTCCAGTGCGCGAATCGCGTCCCATGTACTCGCCTTCTCGGATGTCAAGGCAATCTATATCGTGGTACTGCTTAGTCGCAAGGGCCAACGCAATATAGCCTTTATACGAAATGATAAAATTACACATCCGCCCGAAGGGAACCAAATGGTAGTGAATGTTGAGTATCAGGCCCATTCCTTCTCCGCGAAGTGCAGCTGCTACGACGCTTCCGGGATCACATTCCTTTAACTGGTCAGAAGAATTCACCGCTTGAATCAGCGTCGATGTAAATCTCGCTACAGCTTTGGGGTCTTTCAAAGATTTTCGGATAAGCTCCTGCATCGCATTGGACGTGATAGCGTTTGAAAACGTCTGCGTCTTTGCAGGCGGTGTAAGTCTAGTTGTTGCGTTCATATTTCACATTCCTTTCGTATATCAGTCTCCAAATTTTGGTACACGGCAGAATCGGATGCCGTTGGTGTTCAGCCAGTCCCGAAGTTTGATTTTCTGCTCATTGGTAACGTACACTCTGAAATCGAGCACAGAAACCGGTTCCGCTTGTGCGTTTTCCATCCCCTCGACGTGAGAAAGATTTGACGAATTCAGCATTTCTTCCGCCCAGCGCGCAGTTTCTTCTTCGATTTTCCGTTGTGCGTCCCTTTCGGCCTGCTCGCGCTGTGCCTTTTCCATAGCAGCTTCGTGCGCCGCAATCGCCTCACGTCTTGCGCGTTCGGCTGCTTCTTCGGCAGCTCTGCGTGCTTCCCGCTCCTTTTTCAGCCTATTCAGTTCTCCGCCGCGCCGCATGGCCGCTCCAAGGTCAAGCGTTTTCTGATATTCCAGGAAGATTTCACTCTCGAACTCTCCGCCAGCTTCTGTGATGGTTGCAACGTTCTCTGCAATGGTGCTCACAGCTTGCTGGATGTCCGATTTCGCCGTTTCCATGTCATAAGTGTCATTCATCCAGCGCGGGTTTTCAATCCGTTCAAATTGAAGCCACGCTTGCTGATTAAGCGATTCAAAGAATGCTTTGAGTTCTTCCCGCTTCTCTGTTTTCCGTTTTTCATCAAAAGCCTTGACCTGTACGTCAATGTTCTTCGCAGCCTCGTCGCACATACCGGACAGTTCTTTCATTTTCGCCTCGAAGTCGTTGTATGGCTCCAGATAGCGTTTCTTGATTGCGATTCGCTGTTCTGATATGGTCTTTGACAGTTTTGAAATCTTGGCTTTATCAGCCTTTGCCGCTCCAATTTCGTCTTCGGTGACGACCATGCTCTTGTAAGATGCAAGATTCTCGGTCAGCCATGTTTTCACTTCCTCGAAGTTGAATGCGATACTCTGTGGAAGTGCTTCGTCGAGGTCGGTTATCATCCTGATTTCCGTTGTTTCCATCAAGCGTTCACCTCCGGCATGTCGTATTCCGTAATGCGCTTCAATGGGAAGTAATCAGGATTGACGGCAATTCGCGGCACATTCACCGCCACAACTATTGCTCTGTTCTTTCCCTTTCCAGCCGGCACAAGCACACGATCTCCAACGTTCAGCGACATGTCCGTTTCATAGCTGTACCCGCGTCCGACGTATGCTTTCGCACTTTCTCTGTAAAATTTGACTTCAACGATCAATGTGTTCCTTCCTTTCATATTCTCAAAGTCATCGGCGGCATCTGCCGCTTTTGGATGTACCCCCAGAACGTATCTGCTTTGTCCAGCAGCCATGCGAGGTCTTCTTCGCACTCTGCCCGTTCGATTCGGCGTGTTCTCATTGACCAGTCACCACGGATGTCCTGAAGCGCGGCAAACAGATCAACAAAATCCCATCCAGTAGCCAATAGCTGCCATTGTGTTTGGGCGAGGTAGTAAATCGGCACATTTCCATCGGCCCACTTCTCATAGTCAGCTTTTTTCATGAGCTGTCCGGTTTTGATTTCCAAGATACCTCGGCGTCCGTTTTCGTCCGTCAGGTCTCCGTCAAGGGTCGCCGTAAGCCAGGGCCGCTCACTCTGAGCCAGAATGTCGTATGGGTAATGTTCAACCCGTATCTGTGGATTCATGGCCGCATACAACTCCCGAAGCGCCGGTTCCATCCGAACGCCGCGTTCAACCGCAGCATTCGCGGATATGTCCTTTTGCTTTTTTTGCCCAGTTTTTATTCTCCAGAGTTCCACTGGAGATGTCCACGGTGAGAGGCCGCAAACCGCTGCAGCGTCAGAACCACCGATTCCGAGTTCCTGCCGGCCTTCCAGCCAGCTTTCCCGGTTTTCAAAATGTTTCCTGATTAAACTCATGCCTGCGCCGCCTGCCTCATGTCCTCAATAGGAATGTGTGCCCTATGGCAAATCATATTGAGCTCGCCAAGCGTGAACAGTTCAGGCGTGTTCATCTTTTTTCGCGCTGTTGTGGCTGAACAGCCAATCATTTCTGCCACCTTGGGCGGTGTCGCATAGCCTCTTATGAGTCGCCCAACCTTGATGAAGTCGGGCTCTTTCTTTTTCAAGCGTGGCATATTTCCTCCTTGCGCTTCTTTTCTGTTAAAAGCTCCTTGATTTGTTGATAGTTCATGCCGACTTGGAGAAGGACTGATACGCGATTTTCCATTGCAGATATTGCTTGCAATTCATCCGACGTCATGTAGTCGCTTGCGTTCGCGTTTTTGTCTGCTCCACGTTCTTCGCGGACTTGCCGTGCTGACTTTCCAATCGCCATTCGATATGCCAGATCTGTGTACTGACCATACTTCAGTTTCTTGTGTGGACTATCCGGGAGTGCCTTAATCGCGTCGGTCATTTCAAGTCTGATTGGTTTTCGCGCCGCACGGGTTGCCCGCACGTTCATCAGCTCTTCCCGCATGGCGTAGAACTGCCGAACCAATTCTTTCTTGAATTTGATAACGGCCGAAGTGTTGCGAAGAAACGTTAGCAGCAGCGTCGCTTGCTGCTCATTCAGCTTATATTTCTTTGCCGTTGTCGCACCGACTTCTCGTTTTCTCACTTCGATTTCAAATCGAAGTGAACCAAACTCTTTGAAATCAGCTTCATGTTGCTGAATCAGTCGCGTCACAGTATGGTGTTGAACCCCGGCGCATTCAGCGATGACTTCTGATGTTGTGAACGGTTCTTCCGTGTTTGGTGCTAAGAATACGAGGTCGTTCATGTTTGTGGCCTCCGATGCTTTGCCCGCTCATCATTAGCATCAAACGTTGATCTTCCAAAATAAGCGTAAACCTTATCCATCATGAAAGGATGCGGCGTTCGTCCTTCCAGCCAGTTCGTAACAGTTGACTGGCTGATTCCAAGATCTTTAGCCAATCTGTATCTGGTCACACCCTTCGTTTGCATCATTTTTTGTAATGTTTCAGAAAAGTTCACAATTTCACCTCCATTTGGGATTGACATTAGCAAGTTGGAGTAGTAAAATTCTGAACGTCCAATACAGAATCAAGCTACTCATCCATCTTGGGTATTTCTATACCCAACTGGTATATCGGCTTGCCTCATGCTCCATATTTTACACCATTATTGAATCATTTGCAACCCTATTGGAGCAAATTGCTTATCCAAAATTGGAGGTATATTTTTATGGATTTTTCACAAAAACTCAAAACACTCATGCGTGAGCGCAGTCTGTCCGCTTATAAACTGGCGAATGACTTGCATTGCTCACAAACCACAATCCGCAATTGGATTGATGGACGGACAACGCCGCAACCACGGACGCTTATTCAACTTTGTGAATATTTTGGTGTCTCCGAGCAGGAGTTGTTTGGCGGTTTACCCGCGCAAAAAAATGACCCAGATGTCAGTAACGACACCGAGGCCATGGAGATGGTTCGTATTTTTAGCCAGTTGTCTGCAACCACTCGCTCCAAATTGCTTGAACTGGCTCGTCTTTATTCAGACGCAGAATGCAAAACTGAAGGAATCTAAGTAATCCATCTTTGTCGCTCACTTTCTCTAAGAGCTCCTTGAATTTCTCATCAAGATTGATTGTGTTCTGTACTTTTTTAATTCCATGGAGGTTATTCGTTTGGGAAACAATATCAATGAGCGCGATCAAGCAGTGCTGGACGCGCTTGATGAAAACATCAAGATTGCTCCAAGCATCGGAGTCTGTGCAGATACTTTTTATGCTTTGAAGCAGGAATTTCTTCGTGTCATGAAGGAACGTAATGATGCCTTGGAGAAATTGCAGGAGGCAGCCCATCATGAAGTGTAAATCCTGTGGTCGTGAAATCGAATCCAACTCTATGTTCTGTAACTGGTGTGGAGAAAAACAGATAAAGGAACGGAAGAAAAAAGACGAAATCAAAGTTCCTTCTCCACGAAAACTTGCAAGCGGGAACTACCGGATTTACCTTGACGCAGAGAAGCAAAGTATCACAGAAACGACAAAGGATAAGTGCATCGCAAAAGCGAAGGCCATACGTGCAGGCTTTATCGAGCAGAAAAAACTTGCTCCGAAACTAACTGTAAAAGAAGCAATACAGAAAATGATGGATGGGAAGTCTGAGATTATCTCGCCGGCCACATATCGAGGCTATGATATAGTTCTACGGCACGGATTTCAGCAATACATGGATATTGATATATCCGCTAACATTGATTGGCAAGCTGTTGTAAACGAAGAAGCAAAACACGTTTCCGCAAAGACTGTATTTAACCGCTGGAACGTCATTTCTGCTGCTATGCGGTACGCTGGAATAAACCCTCCAAAGGTTGAGCTTCCAAAGTTCAATAAGGGAGGTCTTCCATATTTGGACTATGAGCAAATCCAATCATTCATACCTCTGATTCGCGGAACAACCTGTGAGTTAGCCGCGCTGTTGGCTCTGCATTCACTTAGGCTTTCCGAACTAGTTGACTTGAAGCGTAAAGATATTATAATATCAAAAGACGGAAATGCTACGATTAACGTATCTGGAGCGCGGGTTTTGGACTTTAACAACAAATTGGTTGAGAAGGACACCAACAAAACATATGCTTCAAAGAGAGAAATCCCTGTTGTAATTCCGCGTCTTCTTGAAATTATTCCTGAAATTGGTTCTGACGAATATATTGTTCAGCTCTCTCCACAGGCCATTGGAAAGCAAATCAACAAAATCTGCAAGGCGAACAACCTTCCTCCTGTGTCTGTTCATGGATTGCGCAGATCATTTGCGTCACTCGGTTATCACCTTGGTTGGCCTGAATTGCGTACAATGAGTTTCGGAGGATGGACCAACATAGGTACAGTGCATGACCACTATTTGCGCGAATCCCAAAAGGACATCGATCAGCATTCCGAGAAAATGCGAGATTTTTACAAGAATATCCAATCATAAACGTTGCAAAATCGGCACGGATTTTTGCACGCTTCAAAAATCCTCATATATATTTACCGTTTTGCTTGTAGTGACAAGGGTTCGAATCCCTCATCCCCTGCCAGAAAGATTGTCCCGTAATCATTGAAGATTACGGGATTTTCTTTGTATATCAATGATTTTTCGAAATAATTGTCAGTAAGATTAATTTGTTTCCGCGCAGTCAGATTTGCGAAAACATAGCCGAAAATGCGCAAAAATCGGCACGAAAATCGGCACGAAAATCGGCACGAAATTGAGCACAAAAATGGGGCTGCATCCGCAGTCCCATTCGCTTATTCTGTAGGTGGAAGCATCACATCGTAGTCCGTCAACGCCTCTTTCCGAACGTCTTCTTCGTCCTGAAAAACGTCCGTTTCGACGAGTTTCCGCATGAGGTCGTATATAGCTTCTTCCCGGATTAACCGCTTTCTCTCTGTGTAGTAGAACTTCGGGATCTCAAAGTAACTTTCAAAGAAATCTGTTGCTCGCTTTAGATAGCTATCGCCCATTCGATTTTCTCCCACGCAGTGCGCAAATCAACGACCACTCGCCATCTGGGATGATCTGCATTGTTTTCCCGTATCCGCTTTGAACTTTGTTGTTGTCGATTGCATCCGGCATCAGAGGTTCGAATACAGTTTGATACTCTGCAAAATCCTCGTTCCACGTTTTCTCAAACGCTTCAAAAAAGAGTTCTCTCAGGCGTTTGAACTGTCGGCTTCGCTCAAATCCGTCCATTTCCTCCCATTTCATCTTCCGCTGCTCCCGAAGCCGTTGTCTCCGCGTTCTGTCTTTTCAAGAGATTCGACCTCAACCAGTTCAACACGCTCATACGGAATGATAATCAACTGCGCAATCTTGTCCCCTTCCGATACGCAGTACATTTCGTCGCTCGTGTTGACCAGCGTCACCATGATTTCGCCGGTATAGCCTACGTCGATTGTTCCGGAGCAAATGATTCCGTGATTCCGAAGGAGGCCGCTCTTGGCTCTGATTGCGCCGAAGTACCCCTTCGGGATTTCGACATGGATGCCGGTGTGGAAAGTGCATCTTCCGCCGGCCGGAATATAATTTCCCTTCAACGCATATAAATCCATGCCGGCATCGTCCTGGTGCGCATACGTTGGAGTCTTCGCGGACGGTTCTTTCACATAGCGCACACGATTGTCCTCGAATTTTGCATTTTCAAGAAATCTCGCCGCAAGCTGTGCTTGAATACCGTGTATGTCTTCGTGCTGCTGCATGAGTGCGCCCTGCAAGAATCCACGCCAGTACGCGCATCCAGTTCCATTTTGGTTTGCTTCTGCATCAATTTGTTTCATTGCCGTTTCGACCACTGTTATTTTGTCTTTTTGCATTAACGTTTTCCTCTCCCTGCATAGTTGAATTTCTTTATATACGGATTCCGTTCAGAGAACGGGGTGAAATTCTTCCCGTATGCTTTTTTCAAGATACGGTCTATCTGTTCCTGCTTGTAATCTGCTTCCACGCGTCCAGTCCACGCATCCCCATATTCTTGATCGAGTTCCATAACGCGTCTGGCGATTTTTTCTTGCCGTTGTTCTCCAAACCCTTCTTCATAAAGCGCGATAGAAAAGAAGTCTGCCGCCTTTTGAAAACCGGTGTCAACACCAATGGTCAGTTCAGTTTGCCTTGCAATCGCAAGTTTCTGCGCGTATGTGAGTCCGTTTCCCATTACAATCCCTCCGTATAGCATGAGCGGATTTTACTCCCATTCCAGAGTGAGAATTCCACGGTGTAGAATCTTCTCTTTGGATGAACAAAAATGACCTTTCCGTAGAGCGTCTTCTTTTCACTGTTGAACTGATTTATATTTCGTTCTGGGGCAAAGCTAACGACCTTTTTTACCGTTTGTCCTAACTGTACCATTTTTCCCTCCATCTTTCGGCCGGTATACCCGACCGTCTTTGTATGCCTTGTAGCCAGCTTTTATCATGCTGCGGATTGTTTCATCAGATGGGATGCAGGATTCATAATCCGTCTCCATCATGCCTTTCCCGTCCAACGCTCTTACGATTTCAAACTTCATGCTCTTCCCTCGCCCAGCGGTCATCTATGATCTTCCGCATGGTTGTTTTCTGGTAATCTTCCCGGATAAACGCAGCTATCGGCGCTTCGTCTGGCATGGCCTCAATTTTTTCAACGCACTCATCGTGAATGTACGTTGAAAATCCGTCGTACCAGATATCGTCATCCTGGTATATTTCCGCGCCACACCATGCGCACATACCGGTTGCCGAAATCTGTTGCTTGTCTTCAAACGCCATCATTTTTCACCGAATCCTTTTCCTGCAGCGGATTTATGAGCGTCATATTTTCACGCATTTCATTCCTGAGTTTTGTATATCCCGGCATATTTGGTGTCTGTTCCTCTGCACAAACCTGGTGTATGCAATACCCGCGTATGAAATAGCTGCCATCGTCGAAATAGAACGCTTCTTCGTCCAGTATTTCTTCTCCGCACAGTTGGCAGTGTGTGCTAAAAGCCTTGTCACGATATTCTTTTAACATCATTCTCTCCTTCCAGATTTCCGGCGCTCCCCATGCGAATCGACTGCAAGAGGGTCTGTACTTCCTGCGGTAATTTTGTCTGTTCGCGTTCTCTCTGCTGAACCATTCTAAACGACCGTTGGATATTTGATGCTACAACGCTTTGCAGAGAATCAGTATCCAGCAATGCCCACTCACTAAGCTGTTGTGGGCTGCCAACAATACGCTGAAGTGTAGGACTCAGTTTGCTGAATTCCTCTTGCGCTCCATATATACCATTCCGGCACGCAGCAGATATTTGGGTCCACGCTTCCATTTCGGAAAGGTCATCATCCTGCATCAGTTTTCTCATTTGTTCCTTGATTGTTCCGATATTTGGAGGAAACTCTCGGTTGCTTGCTACGATGATAGATTTCACTGCCGCTGCAACAAGCCTTGGGTCATCATCTGTGAACATTGAAGCCCACAAGTTGAGCGTATCGGTTACATCTGAATCCGATACATTCCGGTAGAAGTTTGGATAGGCCGTTCGTAGCACAGCAAGGATTTTCCTTGTTTCGTCTCTTGTCATATGTCCTCCCGTAAAAATGGATTGCTGCTGGACGCTTCGCGTGTGGATTGCGTTTCCGGTTGTGCTTTTCGGTCAAGCCATTCCCACACTATTCCTTGATAATTCGACGACATGGTGCGTTCAATAACATCATTGACTGCCTGTGCTCCGTACTGGGCTACCTTCTTTTTCACCACCGTCATCAAAGACTTTAAGCCACGAGGGGTGTAGAATTCTTTGCGCTCGGTTTTGTATTCAAGCCAATTCTGCATTTGTACTTGAACCAGCGAAGGCAGCTTAGACATAGCCGCGCTGATCTCATCGGAAACTGGCTGCGTTTTTCCTCCTCTTTCCCCCGTACCCCCTTTTCCTTCTTTTCCTTTATTACCAGAAGTAGAACTAGAATTAGAAATAGAATAAGAGGGTAGATGTGCTGTAGATGTTCCTGTAGATTCTACATCTGACTTTGCATTATCGCTTGTATCTTCTGATTTCAGTTTCTTTGACATCCGCCATTTTGCTTGGCTAATTCTTTTTTGTTCTCGGATTTTTGCCAGTTTATCTTCATTCTGATACATCATCCAATTCGACAGGAGGTATATATCGTCAATGATTTCAACCATTCCTTCGTTGATGAAGAATTTCATGCAGAGGTCCAATTCTTCTGTGGTTCGGTCGATCATGACTGCTATATCGCTGATTGACTGAAACGGAATTTCCCTTGAGTTTATGAGGAAACCGGAGTGGTTGCATTTTCCAGCGAAGTCCATCAGTTCGAACCACACGGCCGTCAGTTTATCGCGGAAACTCTCGCCGCCGATTTTGGCTTTTTTGATTTTCTTGAAGCTCTCACCATCAAACATTCCGACTTTGAGCTTAATCCATTGAACGTTATCCATAGGTTCGAACCTCCGGCGCAACAGATATTGGCTTTGTAAACACCCAATACCCTTTTCGGGCTGCAATGTCCATAATGCACCCAAGGTCTTCCTCAGTCAGGATACCCAAGTCAATCATCGGCGCTTCTGGATCAGCAAAATTCCCCAAAATTTCATCGGCAAAAATTCTTGTTTCAAACTTCAAAGTCATTTGCAACCTCCATCAAAATGGCAGATCATCTGCATTCTCATCCAGCATCGCGAATCCGTCCGGAACATCAGATGCCGGTGCCGGTACTGTATAGGTTGGTTTCGACGTACCGTCTGCCTGCTTGCTCCCACAGAAATAGACCCGTTCAGCTACAATTTCTGCGTTGCGGCGTTTATTGCCCTCTTTGTCTGTCCAGTTACGGATTTGAAGCTTACCATCAACCACAGCCATGCTTCCTTTGTCAAGATACTTTCCTACAAACTCTGCCGTCTGATTCCATGCGTTCACATCGAGGAAGTCTGTTTCACGCTCTTGTCCTTGAGCTGCATAGTCGCGTTCAACAGCAAGCGTAAAACTTGCCACAGATTTTCCACTCTGTGTCACACGCATTTCTGGCTTCTTTACGATTCTTCCTTGCACAATGATTCTGTTTAACATTTTACACTCTCCCATTTCATTTAGGTTCGCGTGTCGCGCCCACAGACGCTGCACACGCCGTTTGTGCATTCCTCGTGTGTGTTTTCACGTTCTGACATGGGAACGTCCTCTAAGCCGCTCCAAACGCTTCAAGAGCGGTCAGTGCGCAAAGTACAACTCCTACAAGAATCGCGCACGCTCCAATCAAGAGATTCCCAAATCGTTCCTTTGCCGTCTGTCCGAAGCGTGAAAACTGAATGAACAACGTACCACCTGCGATGCTTGCGATTGCGGAAAGCATCGCAAAAAGCAAGTATGTTTTTCCGTTCATCTGACGCATTTCATCCCCTTTCTGATGAGTTCACGCTGTCTTTTTGTGAATGACTTCGTTGGAGACAGCGACTTCCTTTTGTTTGCGCTCATTGCCTTGTACATGTTGTTTTCGTCCTGATAGGCCAAATATGCTTTGCACCATCCATGACATCCAATTTCGCGTTTTTCGCACCCTTTACACGGTGCTTGAATGACTGCGGCCATATTTCTACGCCCTCCTATCGGCAAAAGTATATCCCGTCCTGATATGCTACGATTTCTGTCCCTTGAATGTTCTCTGACTGAAAAACTACGTCTTCTGGGAGTAGCCGTTCTCCGAGCAGTACGCGTTCCGCGCATTTGTACGCTCGTTCTACAGCTTCTTTTTCGCTTGGATTCGACGCACGCTCTTTCCAAATAACGCCAGTCCAGTAGAACGTGTTGTATTGCCTTTTCTGGGTCAGCACCGCTTCCATTGTGTCTGGATACCATTCGCATCGCATCCGATTGAGGATGACATTTCCGACCATGATGCGGGTTTCGTCGCTGCAGTCATCCCCGCCAGCCTCGGCGTAAATTGCCCGTGCAAGCAGTTCGAGGCATTGCGGGTCATCAACGATAAATCCGCCTGCTCCACCGATGCCGTCTTTGGTATGGGGTGGATGGCAGAACTGCGAACTGTCGAAGTCTTCATCACCGTTTCGTTCTTCATCATCCAACTCTAGTGCTGATTCGTGAATTGTTTTCTCTGTGTCGTCTTGGAATTTCATTTCATTCAGCGATTCTCGGATTTCTGTGTTCATTGCAGTGCCAACCTCGGATGCTGCCTGATTGGCAATCGCTTGTTCAATTCCGCTCTGGAAAATAAGCAGTGTGGCTGACGTTAGAACGAGGATCACGCAGACACAGAAAAGGAATTTTCTCATGCTACCGGTCCTCCTTCTCTAACTTCTGCATCAAGAAGCTTTTGCTTCGCTCTGTAATATTGGCTATTTTGAACGGACAGCCCTGGATGCGCTGCGTAGTACGATCGTTTCTTGGCTTTGATTTCTTCCGCGTGTTCAGCGTAATAACGACGATTATATTCGCGTCTGTCCCGGTTTCTTCCTCGTTCCGCGCGGCGTTCATCAGCTTTTCCGTCGTACCATCCAATGTGTTTGTAGCTTGCTTTGTAGCAGCTTTGGCAGCAATAGTAAGTGACTGCTTCTTTCTTGCCATCTCGTTCGATCAGTCTCATAAACGGAGAACCCGCGCTTGGAACAACCATCTGTCCGCACGTCCCGCACGGGCGAAGCAATGTCAATCTCCTGTCAGTCTGTCTTCTTACACTCATACTGCTGTACCAACCGCTCAAGGTAGAACTGTGCTTTTTTGAGGTCTTCCACCGGCTTTCCCTTGAACGGATGCCGCCAGATGTACTTGACTGTCTGCCACGCCAATACCGCCGATACCGGGTCGAACCATCCTTCAACCATCGCGTTCAGAGCGTCGATACACTCAATAGAGCCTTGATTGTAATGCTGGGGATGATCTACGGCATTTTCGGCCGGTTTTTCGTCAGCATCCTAATTCATGAATGCGTTGACCTGCGCCATTGGCTTTTTAGCTGGTGCAGGGAGAACCATTTCCTGATTCCAGCATTTCTCACAGAGTTCTGCACTTGCTTTAGACGTTCCACTACACATTTCAAGCGGGACACTACACATTTCAAGCGGGACAGGAAGAATATCTCTATATGCGTGTGGGCAATAACGTATTCCACCGTAGCAGCTTTTGTTTTCCGCGCCCGGTTCCATTTTCAGAACAAATTCTCTCTGTGTCATTTCTTCACGACCTCCGTCCCGTAATATCTGCACCCACAGTCAACCGCTCCGCCGAAGAACGGGCTTGCCGCGTTGAAACAGGTGAATTTATCCCATGAGTCACATCCCATGCAGGTTTTCCGGTCGATTTCCGGTTCCTCTCGCGCGGTTAATGGCGTTGTTCCTTTTCGTTCTGACATTTCTTATCGTCCTCTCGTTCAAAATATCTGCATCCACAGTTGACGAAATCTGCACAATGTGGGCTGTCTCCGTTGCAGCATACCCAGTTAAACGGCTCCCACCACTTGCATCCTTTGCATGTATCGCTCATTGTGTCTTATCCTTGACGAAGTAACGCTTGTATCGTGTTGGGTCTCCAAAACGGTCTGTGGCTGTTTCCCATATATCTTCAACCTCATAGCCGAATTTGTTTTTCAAGTCCCAAATGCGTGCTCCAAGTCGCGTGGTGCCCAGTTCTCTGGTTGCTTCCATCTGCGTGATGGAGCCGTGTTCCCTACAATACGCAACGATTCTCTCGCAGTCGTTCATAACATTCCCCTTTCTAAACGTCCACCCAGTTTCGGCAGAGCATCGCAAGCGAAACATAGGCAATAGCTTCACTCCCAACCTCTACCCAAAACTTCCCATACATGCTGACAATGCTGATTTTATAGACTTTCCAATGCTTTAGCCCATGGTATCCGGTCTTCCCCGTGTAACGCATCCGGACTTTGCTCGTTCTATCGTTCATCGCTTCACCCTCCTAATTCTAAGTTTACTCATGGCAGCAAATGTTTTTTTACATGATTATGTAAACCCTAGAAAGTGAAAAAATGAGGGTGCAATAGGCACCCTCAAACAACATTATGCTGTTATGAATTGAAATCAACCAGCGTGATTTGCAGCCTTATACTCAATTCAGATTACATCGAACAGGCTCAAATTGTCATTCTGTTGTGAATCGTCAAATTCCTTCAGATACCCAACAGAGTCCCGGTAGTAATCGTTGTTGAGTTCAATAGTATAGCCGCGCCTACCAGCTTTTATGGCCTCCAGTGCAACCGTTCCAAGTCCACCAAACGGGTCAAGCACCAGATCCCCTGGATTGCTATACCGATTGATAAGCCTGTCAACGATATCCAGCTGAAGGGGGCAAACATGGTTTTCTTTTCTGCGCTGACTCTGCGTTGTATTGAGCGTTCGCATTCGGTTAATATCGTCCCAAATCTGGTCTGTCCAGCTCCCAGGAGCGACAACCATAAACGTAGCCGGTAGGTGGCCATCTTTGTCCAATTCTTTCGCCAGTTTCACGTGTTCGTCGTAGTTGTAAACAGAGTCTCGGCTATATTTCCGATATAGTGCCTGAAGTTTTCCCGTGTCAGTATGCAGCAGTTCGTCTTTCGTAATCAGCCGATTTCCGGAACTGCGCCAGAACCCGTGTGCATCGATCTGCCATTGAGCGCGTGTGTATTCGTCCTTCGTCTTGGATACGCGCTCATCCGCATATGCTTTGGAGCGGTCGGTTGGAAGCTTCCGGAATAGCAAGATGTACTCCGGGCAGCCGACGCCCATTTTTGTCCCATCCTTGCACTGTTCAGACCAGCCAAGCCGATATGTCTGATTGTTCTCGCGCACAACATCTGTAACGACCGTAATCATGCCGAAATATGCAAATCCATGCTCCATATAGTGCTTAATGCACATAGCATGAAATGGTTCCATCGTCGGCATACCAGTCCCTGTCGCATTGCCGAAAAGAACACGGTCTTTCACATGGCAGCAGAATACACGTCCTGGCTTCAAAATGCGCAGAAGATTCGGCGTCAGATAGTCCATCTGCTCAAAGAACTTTTCCGTATCCTCATTGTGGCCGAAGTCGTTATAGCTCGGCGTGTATTCGTAATGATTGGAAAACGGGATCGACGTGACGATCAGATCTATGCTGTCGTCCGCCATTTTCGCCGTTTCCTCGCAGCAGTCGTTGTTGACTGCAATCCAGTTTTTGCCTCTGATTTCCACTCTTTCCACTCCTATGCTTCTGGCCATCTCCTGCTTCATGTGCTCTCCAGAAAGGCCGTATTTCTTTACGATCTCACGCATCTGCTCCTGCATATAGTCATGCTGCTTCCATTTTTTCTGCAAAACGTCCCAAATCGGGATCTCTGCCTCCGTATAGATGATGTCCACAATGACCTTCTCCGTTTGCAAGAATCGGTAGCAGCGGTGGATTGCCTGAATGAAATCGTTGAATTCATAGTCAATCCCGACAAAGATCATTCTGTGGCAATGCCTCTGGAAATTGCAGCCCTGACCAGAAAGCTCTTTCTTCGTAGCGAAGATTCGGATTTTTCCGTCGGAGAAATCAATGACGCGCCGTTCGCGCTCGTCATAGTCCATTGTTCCGTAGATCTCTACGGCCTCTGGTATCGCGCGGTGTATCTCATGTCGTTCCGCTTCGAGGTCATGCCAGAGGATAAAGCTTGCCTCCGGATCGCTGTTAACGATCTCCTTCGCCATCTGTACGCGTGCAGTAATTGTCTCACGCTTTTCGCGTGATGCCTCCTGAAGATTTGTGGCAGAATCGTTCATCATCTTCACTTGACCATCCCGGTCCGTGATCTTTCCAAATTCGTCGTGAACAACATGCGTTCTGACTTCGAGTCCAGGAAGTTCATATCCCTCGTCAGAATATCCGAGGTCTGACGGTTTTCCAAGGAACAGCGCCCATGAACTGACCCACAGCCAGAATTCTTCTTCACGGTGGGGATAGAGGGTCAGGTTGTTGGTCTTGGTGCTGTCCCGCTTGAAGAACCGTGTAAGGGCCTGTCCGGTGTCCATGACTTCGAGATATCCTGCATAGTGGATGATCTCTTTGTACTTGTTCGGTGCCGGCGTGGCCGTTGCGACCATCTTGTATTTGACACCCTTGAATTTTTGGAGGAACGTCTTATAGGTCTTGCTCCCAAACGAGCGCAGCACCGACGCTTCGTCAAGGCTCGTCGCCGCGAAGTACGCCGGGTCGATATCCCCGTCCCGGACGCGCTCATAGTTGGTAAGCATGATCTCCGCCCCAGCGTTCTCGCGTACCTCCTGCATCGTCCGTACATAAACCGGCTCTTCGTATCCAAGAATATTCACGGCGTCCCGTTTGAATTCCTGCCGCACGCCGAGTGGGAGCACGATCAGTGCCGGCTTTCCCTCATGCTTCGCCGCGTGATGGCAGAATTCCAGCTCCTGCGCGCTCTTTCCCAAACCGAAGCTTTCAAAGAGCGCCCGCCGGCCGCCGCGCAGCGCCCAACGTACCGCATCTCTCTGATGCGGCTTCAGCGCCGGATTGATATCTTCCTCCGGAACGGAAAAGCCGCTCACCGGAGCCGTCTCGATTTTTGATTTCAGAAATTCCAAGTATTTGCTGTTCATCTTGTCTCCTATACAAACACAGTGTCATCCAAGACCTGTGCGTTTTCCGTGATTTTGACTTTCATATCGTCCGTAAGTGTGATAATGACTTCTGCCTTGGACGCTCCAAATGGAAGAAAGCCAGATTTATACTCTTTACAGACCATCCGTTTTCCGTCTTCCATTGTGAACTTATCCCCGTTTGAATCCTTGTACACGCAGTCTGGATTGCACGTTGCGAGTTTTGCGTGTCTTCCGATAAACGTCGGGGACAGCTCTGCATACTTCGGGTACTCTTTCACGAAACGGTCATATTCCACTGGAAACAGTCTTTTGAATTGATGCAGGAAATTCGGTACGCTTTCATCCGCATGGCCCGTGATGATGTCTCCGCACATATTGCGTGGTTTATATCCAAGTACGTTGTCCAAATTGTCCGGTGTCAGCATTGGTCTGTCCACTAGTAAATGTTGATTTGTGAATATCGCCGTTGATGCGTTCAGTCGGCTTCCGTCCAATTTGAGGTCAACGTAAGGAAGATTCAGATACGCCATATCTCCAATGCGAATTACATACCAATAGGATGGATATCTGAGTTTGCGATATTCTGGCGAATGCCGCGCTGCGTCTGTCACAGTGTCATAGCGTTTGCTCTGCTTTGTGCCGCCATCCACTTTTTCAACTCTGCCAAGTTCACACCGTCGGTTGAACGGTATGGTAACGTTCAGGCATTTTCCCTCGTGGTATGCGGAGCATTCCTGCGCGTGATCGCAGCAAATATATTCTGCCCGAAGCCGGTTATTTCGTTTTCCTTCTCCGTAGAGAGCAACGTTTATGAGCGGCATTTATTGTCCTCCTTTTCCAAGAGCGCAGAACCCATCCTCCGGCATATTAAGGCCGGTCGCGTCACGAAACCCGCACCTAACATATGTCCCACACCACGAAATTTCTGCCCGGCGGCCATCACAGTCCCTGCAGCGTGTAACCTGTACTGCGTCCACTGCCGGCAGTCGGCTGATCTCAGCAAATGCCGCAGCATAGTCTCCCGATGTCCGGCGCACGATTTCGAGCGCGTCTTCCCTGTAAATCAGCTGCTTGTCCATCATGCTTCACCGTCCTTAATTTCAGCCAACCAGAAATTGTGTGCGCAATCCTGACATGACATACCATCAGCAACGGGACCGCAAAGTTTGGCTCCAACAGCTCCGTCGATACATTCTCCAAGCACAGTTGGACAAATATCTATGATTCCGCATTCTCCAATTGGTGCATTCGGGAACATCTTCAAGAACTCACTTTGTCTCGTTCTTTCCGGGTGCTCTTTTGCCCACTTCTCGACCGCAGCTACACATTCCTCTGCGTTGTTGGTGAGATCGTTCATATGGCATCCGCGTCCAATATCGTCAAGTGGACAGCCTACACACGGTTTTCCCGTAATGTTGTTCTTAGAATCAAAAGAATCGCACATTCTCGCATATGCTTTGAAATACGCCACAGCATCCATTTTCTGTCCTCCTACATCCAGACCATATCGCATTTGTTGTCTACGCAGTCCTGCAAGATTGCCTTGAAGTCTCGGAACATTGCGCAGTCGCTCCGGCCGGCATAGCCGTAGCAGATGTTGTCATCGTAGTCCCCGATGACCTTCAGAATTTCCTTGCAGGCTCCGTAACGCGTCGTAGCTTCGCTGTCAGGGGCAAGCAGGAACTTCACAACTTTTACTGGAAAGTGGTTTTCTGCAAGTATCCTGTCTGCTTCCGTGGCCCAATCTTTCCAAAACTTCTCTTCCACTTCCGGTTGCATGATGATCGGCGCGTTACAAAGCTTCTCGTAGTGGCTGTAAAACGGCTCTCCCATGAGTTGAGCCACCTTCCGCCGCAGATTCATGAATCCGCCGCATCCAAGGTCGATTTCCCGACCGGTTTTCTTGCATTTAATCGTTACGCCCATTTTCTTCCCATCCTTCTCCATTTCCGCTGATTTCAACTGTTCCATCCGCGTTTACAAAAGTGTTGCTGGCGTCCCATGCCACATGGCATGAACCGCAGTATGCTGTTATAAACCCAATTCCTTCTTCTTCCGCCCGCCTTCCACGCTTCGCCATTTTCCCATTTTTCAAAATCGGGTATTCGCGCGCATATGTATAAAAGCTGGAAAGAGTCATCCGTCCGCCGCAGTGCGGGCATTTATTTGCCAAGACCCATTCACCGTTCATCGCTTGCCTCCTTTGGCTTCCCGTAGTTGCAGAACCCGTCTGGCACTGGATCATCTAGGCCGCGCTTGTTCACGCAGTATGGGTCATTCTCGTTGTTCTGACGGAAATCTTTACAGTTTTTGCAGCGCGTTACCACGACAGCATCCACCGTTGGAGCATTCTCCAAGATACCCCGTAACCCGTGATAAAACTGCTTTGCACGGGAGAACAGTTCCATGCAGTGGATATAGACGGACAAATCATCATCTATGCTCATGTGTTTCTTCAATTCTGGGATTGTCGAGCAGTACATTTTCTCCATGATTTCTCGCTGTTCTTTGATAATCGCATCAGCGTCGGTCAATCGCATTTGTTGTCCTCCTTTCGCTCTACCGCGCGCAAACCGCAGGCCTTTCATACTATCCGTTTCGCGCAATACGGGCAAAACTTATATTCTGCCGCTTCGCAGCAGTCCATAAATGCACCGCAGGCGGTGCAGCATCCATCAATGATCTGCGTGGTTTCCGCTTCCTCCGTCGCCCTCACCTTCCCACTGCCCTGCACCACCTCCGCAACGTCGGCGGCGGGCTGACGCAGCAGGAGCGTTTTCACCCTCTGCGGCGTCCAGTGCGGGTTGGCAGCGTTGCAGGATTCAAAGTCTTTCAGCGCCTCGGTTCTGCTGATAAATTCTTCAGTCACAGCGTTTCCCATCATCGAACTCCTTCCAAGTGTGATACAGTGCCCATGCCAGCGGGTCACGGACAAACGGCATCTTTTTTGCTTCCGCGTATTTCTTATCAAGGATGCTCATGGCCTTCTTCCACGCGCGATCTCCGACGTGCAGTTCTGCGGGAAAGCAGATTCTCTCAAGTCTGTTGATTTTTGCGGCAGTCAGTATCGTTCTGCCGTTCTCGTCAAGAAGGTCTAGCAGATCCTGATTTTTGATGTAATACACCATTTCAAAGTTCCTCCTCTGGTACCCCGAACATCTCTATGATCTTTTTCATGACCTCATCGATTTCCGACTTGCCGTCATACAAATAACCTTCAAGGGAATAATCGGACAGTTCTTGGAGGTTCCAGTTGTTCTTTACTGCATAGTCGATCATGTCCTTGAGCAGCTTGTTCAAGTCCTCTATTGCGGATAGATATACGGCATATGATTTGCGCGCCGTTTCCAGTTTGTTCTTGACCGCTTCGAAAAGAACTTCATTTACAGATTTAGACATATGGTGTTCCTCCATTTGCAAGTATTTCTTTCATTCCATCTGGAAGAGCAAACGATCCAGGTATCAGATCGAGGATTTTCTTCCGTAGCAGCACTTCTGACTGTCTCGTTGTAAACCGTTTCTCACGCTTCTTCGGCGGCAGCTCGCCTTTTGCCGCCGCAATGGCGGTCGGGTTGTGTTTATGTTGCCCCATCGTCCCGCACCTCCACGCCAGCCTCGTCCAGCAGATCAGAAAGATCGGTGTCCACGCTGCTACCAATAAACTCGCCATTTTCGTCGTAGTGGTTGTACTCCGTGGTCGGCCGGGATTCTATCCCTGCAAACTCTTTTAAAAGTCTCAGATATTCGTCGTTATCGATAAACTGAACCTGATAGAGTTGTCTCAACTGCGCTTTGGTTATGTGCTTAGCCATCCTTCTTGCCCTCCATCTGTTCAAAGTAAAACGTGATCGGTTTCTCACGCTCGACAACATTGCCGTAGACGATTCCAACCTTGTAGATGTAATTATCACGCAGCTTGCGTGGAATCTCGGCAACATACCGGCGGAACGTTTCAAGGCTATTTGCCCGTTTGTAGTGGTTGCATATCCGGCAGGCTGGCATGAGGTTTGAAATATCGTCTGTGCCTGCGTCTTCGGCGTTCCATGCACGTTGCGGCTTGAAATGATCGACTTGCATATCCTTGATATCGATAGACCGTCCGCAGTAGGCACAGTGGCCGTCATACTTCTCATAGACCGCTTCCCGTTTTTTCTTACTAAAGCTCATCCCTTGCCCTCCATTTCCTGCAAAGCATTTTCGGCAGTACAGCGCAGTGCAGTCAACCATCGGTTTACCATGCTTACCCGTCCAATCCGCTTCGCACTTCTGGCAGTCCATCATTGCCTGTCCATCGGTGTCGCGCTTCGTCATTCTTTCGTTCATTTCTCTTCTTCCTTTTCGATGATATACGCAACTATTTCGTCCACGCACACCTTCACCACAGTAGAGGCGGGTACGCTTTCCGGGAATACCGCAGTAAACCACAATTTCCACGGTTCGACATCTATCCCGGCATAACCGACAATCTTTTCTGCAAGCGCACAGGCTTCTTCAGGGGATAGTTTCTGTACTTCGTATTGAATGGGAAACCTCCGGATCAGCGCGGGGTCGAGCCGGTCAAAGCGGTTCGTTGTTCCGACGATAATCACATTGTTGGGGAGTTTGTCCAGTTCCTGCATAAGTGCGATGACGATACGGTTCATTTCCCCGACATCGTTTCTTTGCCCACGGGCCATTCCCACTGCGTCGATCTCATCAAAGCACAGGACACACGGTTCGCGCCTCACATAATCAAAGATGCGGGCGATATTGGCCTGTGTACTGCCCAGATATGAACTCACCAACGCGGAGAACCGGACATAGACGAACGGCAGTTTTGCTTTATATGCAATATATCTCGCCAGTTCTGTTTTTCCGCACCCGCTTTCTCCGTGCAGCAGAAGCGCGGAGAAATACGGCAGTCCGATCTCTGCCAGTTTATCGGCGGCGCGGTAAATGCGTAGCACCTTTTTTGCTACAGCCTCCTCATGTGGCCTGACTAAGAACTTCTTGTTGGGGAAAAAGGCGGAGTCCTCCGCTACCAAAATGCCCTGCAAGTTCGCCGGCAGTTCAATGAAGTTGCTTTTGGTCTCCAGTTTTCTCAGCATCTCATACCGAAAATGCTCATCCTTTTTGACCGTGGTATTTTCTAAAATTAGTTTTGCCTGTTGGCGAGCTCTCCTCATGTCGCCATCGCAGACATACCGTAGCAGGATTTTATCTCGCTCGTTCATTTCTGCTCCTCCACATAGCACCAGCTTTGTGGTGCTTTAGTAATCGCCGCTGGAATTATGCAATTTTCATCATAGATACAGGCTGTGCTTTCGTACCCACTCTTGTTGCATGATTTGCATTTTTTCCAAGTGTGAAATTCTATCAGTTCCTTCGGCGTATCGTAGATTTTCAGGTTGGAGATATGCCAGCCGTAGCCGACGCCGCCGTCCAGATACTTCTCCATCTCGTCTTTTGTCAGGCAGGCATCCGCAAGAAGCGTATCAAGTGGTGTGCAGTCCATGTTCCAATCGCAGATGCAATATTTCGGCGGTTCACAGCTTCCTCCTACTCTGACGATCTTTTCAAAAATTTTGTCACATACAAACTCGCCGATGACGCCGCCCTGAACCGAACGGTAAATGTAGCACTTAAACTGCGGAATGAGTTTCGGTCGCGTCTTTCGCACCTCGATCGTTTTCTCACCGCTTATGATCTTCTCGCACCACTCCGGGCGGATGCTGATCAAAACAGCTTTACTCATGCTTGTCTCCTTCCTCCGGCGCTTCCGGCGCTTCCGGCAGCGGCATCCAGTGGGTGACTTCCACGTCTTGCCCCCATGTATCAAACCATTCGCCGTATGCGTAATTTGCAATGAGGGAATCCCCGTCAGCATTTAGCGCAAGCTGCGGCATATCATACTCTGGCGTTTTTTCTGTCACGGAAATCCACCGCTGCTTCTCCCGCAGCGCCGCGTTCTCGGCGGTCAGGCGCTCGATCAGTTCTGCTGCGGCTGCATTCACCTCGTCAAAACAGTCTTTGTTCCCTACTACGGGGCATTTTTCGCACGGGACTCCAAATTTGCAGCACCGCAGCGCCTGCACGATTTCTTTATTCGTCACGTTTTTCCCTCCAATATTCGTTGAACTTTTTCCCCGTAATGATTGGCCTGCACCACTCGCGCTGGAAGCGCCGCCAATCCGGATCATATTTTCCATCTTCTCCGCGAAACAGCATGGCATACGGCACGAATCCCGCACGCATGGTCTGGGTCAGACGCTTTTCTGCGTCATCAAAGCTGTCTCCGTCGTAGCCGCACAGCACATAGCAGCACATGGTGTGGCTCGCTGGGCGAAATCCTGCCGTCCGCAGCTTATTTCCCATCTCGATCAGCGGTTCCAGATCATCACGAGTGTCATATGCCGTGTATAGACGCGCCGGTTTTACTTCATACAGAAGATCCGCTTGCCATTTTTGAAGCAGCGCCGGTTCTAATCCCCCTGTAAAGATCGCCGGGTGCTTCTGTCTCTTGAGCATTTCACAGACCGCCCGAAAATGGCGTTCGGACGTGCCGAGAATGTTGTCGTCGAGGATATTCCATCCATCCACAATCGGCAGCTCTTTGATTTCTCCGTGTGCGCAGCGCGGCACGGAGCAGAACCAGCAATCCTTTGTGCATCCGCGTGATGTAAAAATCATCCCCTCGCGCAGATACAGCCCAGGCGTAAAATCTCCCATGCGATCATCAAACGCCGGGCCGCCGACATCCACTGGAACTCCAAGGATCTGCCAGGCGTAGTACAGATCTTCGGCCTTTTCGAGATCCCACGTAAACGTTACGGAGATATGTACCTCTGTCACGCCCGCCTTGATGCAGTCGGCGATATTTTCGATTGTCGGCGGGCCGAAGAATGCGAGCGCATCCGTCGGGGAAGCGTTCGTTTTTCTTGGAAAGACGCGGGCAATCATCGTTTTCCTCCAAGCAAAAGCTGATTCTGCCGATTGTACAAGCGCAGGCTCATTTCTGATGCCATCCGTATCCCTCCAATTCAATCCGTATCATTGCGCTTCCTGAAACAGATCTGCTTCCCAAGCGCGAAAATGTCGGCTTCGGCCACTTCATCCGACCGGCAGAATGGAAGTCCGAGTTCGTATGCTTTCATCGTTACGAAGAAAGCGCACTCTCGGCAATCTGCCCCAGGTACTTGCTTCAGCAATTCCGGAACCCTGTAGATCTCGACATCTCGGATTTCTCTATCAATCATCAGTTTCTGTGTCTCATAGCGCTTTTTTATTCCATTCATGTTGCCTCTCCGATTGAAAGCTGGTTCTGCCGGTAGCATTGGAATAGCGTCTGACCTTTATCGTTGAGCATATACGGAAGGAAGATCTCATCCATCTGCACCATCTCGGATTCCAGAATCGCCATCTGAGCAGCTACCCAGTCCTTCACGATGCGCCAAGCGACACGCTCGGCCTGATCGCGGTCGCATTTGACTTTCTGCTTTGTAAGTACATTCCACACTGCGTCGACGTTTGCTGGCAATTTGACTCCGCGCGGGCCATTCGGTGTATCAATCAGGAAGGACAGTGCTGTGATATGCCCGTCATTGTCGTAATCCTGCATGATTTTCTTCGCACCATGTTTGACGAGCTGCCCCTGAATCTCACCAAGCGTCGCAAACACATCGACCTTCGTCGTGTAGTTCATGATGGGCATTATTTGGCCCTCCCAGCTGATAGAGGCTGCGGCATCCAGTGGGTGACGAAACTTCCGTTAAGCGGCGAGTCTTCAATGTCCATCAACGCATTAAGGGTCATTCCCGCTTCCTCTCTACCGATGTGCCATATTTTTTGATTGGCATCGAAAAGAGCAGATGAAACAAACTCTTGGTCATACGGCGAATCTACGTCATCGTATGTTGAGGTCGGATACCGAGACTCCAAGACCGTTACGATGCAGGGGACCCATCCATACTTGTCGGTTGCTTTAGGCAGACTTTCTTTGACATCAATCCACTCTGGCATGTGGTCCAGCAGCTTGTTATATGCCGTTGTCAAGGCACCTAACGATTTTTCTAGTTCCGCATTTTTAGCCGCAAGCGTCTCAATTTCATTGGCTGCAGCTACTGCCAGCGAGCCGCCATGCCGCCTCAGTTCCTGCAAAATATCTTGTTGTTTCATTTTCAGTTCCCCTCCGAATCGTACTTCGGATTTTCCGCCCACGCGATCACGTCGTCCCAATCGCCGTATCCCTCCAATCCAAACGAATGGTTTCCCCAATCGTCGGTATCGACGCGGCACACATCTTTGTCCACTCCCCACTCGGTTGCGATTAGGATTTCCTGCTCATCATCAGGCATAGGGCAGTCGAACATATACTCCGGGATTTCAAAATCCGAATAGCCATGCTCGGAAAATTCAGATTTTTCCGCATCCGTCAGTGGGCGTTCGTTGAGTTTATGCCACAATACCGGCTCGACAAACTCTCCCGTTGTGATTCCGTCCCGCCTCACAGCGTACTGTAGTGCCTTGTGCTTGATCAGAGACAGAAGCAGTTGAATCTGAAGGTTCATGAACCACTTTCGATTCCAAATTCTCCCGTTCCAATAGATGTTTTCTTGCAGCACCAAATCGTCCAGCGACCGAATGCAATCGCCTTCCATGTATTTGGGTTTACTCATTTCCGTTCCTCCTATTCCCTTCCGCCAAACATAGTCATTTGCTCCATGTCCGGTTCCTCTTTCTGCGCCGCCCTCCGTTTCTCAACCGGCTTGTACTCCCGTTCTGGGTTAAGAACGTCTATCGAGCAAAATTCGAAGTTCGGGCAGCGGTTCAGCCGCGTTATCTGACGGTCAATTCGAATTTCGTCTTTTGGCTCGCACCAAATCATGTCATCACCTTGAAGATAAGCATTTACGCAGTAGCGGCAGTATTGCTTCATGGATTCTCCTCTCGCATTTTAGGTCTCTCCAACGGTTTAAAAATTGTAGGTTGATGCGATTTCCGCCCGTTTTCTGCACTCCACACACACCACATCACGTCCATAAGTGGTGCACCTCCGTGTTCTTCCTTGAAGTAGAAGTTCGGCCTCCATGTAAGCGGCAGTACATAATCCGGTCGTACCTCTCGGAACAATCTCAGCCTTTTTGATGCGTGCCAATATTGTGATTTCAACAGCATGGCGAACGGATGACCAAGTTCGTTTGCGTGGCGAATAAACTGCTCCGAAAGCGCAAACGGCGGATTTGTAATAATCCAGTCACACGGCAGCCATAGATCTGCGTTAGGTGGACCATCGACGGTTAAGAAATCTGTACCTGTCATAATGTCAGATTCATAAACCGTGTGCCCATGCACTGCAATTTGCCTCGCCATATCACCTTCACCAGCTGCAGGGTCCCAAACACGGAAAAATGACGGAATATCTAGGAACCGTAAAAGTGCTTCTGTGACATTTGGCGGGGTAGGATAAAGATCTGTCGGGCGGCGGTCACGTTCACCATTCCCGCCAATCATCTGTGTCGCCCGTAAGCTCTCCATGTCTGCACCTCGTCACTTGAAAATGACCATTGCGCTGTAATAAACAGAAGCAAGTTGGTAGGCCGAGCACGAATATTGGATTTCGATGTTTTCTCCCTCGTGCAACTTGAGGAATTTGTTTAACGCATTTCCAAGACGGTCCGCATCTCTATAGGTGAAAATTTCAACTCTCATTTCTTCTCCTTTTTGTTCAGCAGATAATCGGCGCGTAGCGCCCGCGCAAATCCGTTGTCCGGTGCCTTCCCGTTATGGCTTGGCGTTTTGTCAAGTGCCTTTCTACACAATGCCAAACATCGCTCACAGACTGCATAACCTATGACTGGCGGGTTCTTCCCGCACTTTTTGCATAGCGTCACGCCGTCCATAAGGACTTTTGGGGTAGTGCCGTTCCGCCACTTATGTTCGTTCGACGCCCGCCGTGATTTCATGGCGCATTCGCCGCACGTCCGGTATCCGGGTCGTGGAGGACGCTTCCCGCATTTTGTGCATAGACCTTCAGCAGCTCGGCGTTTCGCGCGCTTCGAAACATACTCAGTTTGGTGTGCTATCCACTGTTTTTTCCTTGGGTATGTTTTCTTCACATAGTCATTGATGCAATCCGGATACGGGCAGTTAAAGCAGTCATTCTTCTTGCATTCCATGTTGTTCAACCCTTGGTATCACAGCTTGTCCCTTCCATAATGGGATGCCAATCGGTTCTCTACTCCATACAGGGAATCGCATGACGGTAAGACCTCGGCTAAGTTGTTCTGGAACCACACACAAATGTGCCTGAATTTCGAGCCGTACTGTACCGTCTTCATTTTTGGACGTAGATACCCAGTCATTTGGAATGTCCCTATTCAGTTCAAATTCACACGTCGCTCCGGTCATGCGTCCGTTGAGCGAAATCGCATCTGTGTTGAACTTTGAAAAGACAAGCGCAATGAATCGGGAAGCAGCATCGCGCTGTGGAAGAGTATCGCGGCAGTTTCGAACATCTGACCATGCGAAGATTCCAGTTTTGTCCGCAAATGCTATCCTGTTCATTTCGTCGTTCCTCCATCCCACAGGAGCGGTTTCCCTTCAGCATCGACCATCACGCAAATGCCACCGTCACCGATCCGACGCAGATACATCACGTTTGTTTCGGTATCGACGTACACGATAAGAGCGGAATAATTGTCTTTGATGACCCGTTGAAATCGTTGCTGACTGTGTTCCACTACGGTTTCTGTTTTGGTGGTGTTCTTCTCACATTCACCTTCCACCGCAAGCGCGACCTCGACCACTAGCATTGCTATAATCAATATCACAAGCAGAGCGACTGTCCTTACGTAAATCTTCTCACTGAATTTCATGCGGATTCCTCCTGGTCGTAGATCGTGCCGCACCGATGAAGTTCATTCTGGTCGTATACCACAATGTTCACGGTAAACCGTCTGTCCGCGCAGTCACGGATGGTAAACGATAGGTCAACCACATCAAACTCAACAGAGTACCGATGTGTAGAACTCTCGACACTCAAGATGTCACCCTCGAAGATCTTCTCCCCGTTCCCGTCAACCAAACCGATATACTGTCCGACTGTTTCTGGAATGACCTCCACGGCTTTATTGAACGGCTCCCCATTATCGATGAAGAATTTCCCTTCACACGCGCGCCCTGTGTCATTCGCGCGGCCAATCAGATAGCCATATACCCACTCACCATTGTTTACTGACTTGCCTCTGAACGTAATTTCTCGCAACTGTTTTTCCTCCTATTGTCGTTTCACACTTCTACGCATTCGTTCTCACGAATGTTGACCCGATGCCCATTGACCTGAATGACATATCCGATTTGTTTGATGCCCGCATACCCGGCATACCGTTCCGCACGATACAGCGCCCCAACTTCCGGCCGAAACTCCGGGAACAGGTCAATCTTCTTTGTGATTTGGATGTCGCAATCCGTGTGCGGCAGCGCCCCTGGCCTTTTGGTTTCATTGCTTGACGGCAGCTGGCCATGGCACCCATGCGCTACTCGCCACTTCGCTGCACACTCGCAGGAGCAGAACTTATGCTGGTATTCTTTCGGTCTGTATCTTTGCATCCGCCGCACTTTCTTCCCGCACCAGTCGCAGTTAAAAAATTCCCATGCCATATCTCACCGCCGCCTTTCCTTTGAGAAAATCTCAAACGATGTCAGCGAATCCCCTGCCTTGATCTGCCCTTTGCAGAATATCCGCAGATACCCGCACGGCAGACAGTCTATCGACCACGCCGGCAGCGCCATCTTCCGATAATCACACGGTCCCATCCACTCTCCATGTCCGCCATGTCCTTCCAAATCTAATGTTTCTGACGCACCAGACAGCCGCACGACCGGTTCAGGTCCCACACATCCTACAAAGTCCATCCGCCCCCATGTTTCACGTCCCAAACTGTCCTCCATTGGAATGATGACCAGACTATCAAACGCAGGTTCTTTACTGTCAAAACGTTCCCGTTTCGGAACTTTCTCGAAATCTTCCTTGCGCATTTTTCGAATGTCCATTGATTTATCGCCCCCTCTATTTTTCATCATACTCATGCCAACAAATGTTTTTTTACATTCTTATGTCAACCCATCCATTTACGCATACCATCCCGCCGCACGCCGCCCATCAGCCGATGCACACTTGATTCATACCCATGCAATATGTGCCCCGTGTCCGTAGGACACCCGATATGTTGCCGTAAGGCAACCGCGCAAATTTTATTTTTGAGATATGCCCCATATCCGTTCCAAAATTTTAACTCAGGTTTGGAAAATACCCCCCTCCCCCATGTCTATTCAGGTAAAAAGAAAGCGCCGGCCATAGCCGACGTCGCAAAAACATATTCAGGCTTATATGGACTCCAGATTATCCCACCGGTTGCACCATTCCACACTTGCATCATAGATGCGGCGATCATCCATTCAACCATTACGCCCGTTTTTGGTGTCGTTTCGCGGAACATGGTCAGAGGGGGAAGTGCTTAGGGCGTTCTCCGATTTTGGGCGTGTCCTGGTCTTGTAAAATGGGGGGTGGTCTTTCGTTTTGACGCGGTTCTTGCATTTTTGGGTGTATGTCGTTTACATTATGCCTTATAATGTAAACAACAACTGCCCATTTTTGCAAGTTTGCAGTCGCTTTCCTGCAAATTCCCGAACTTTCCGCGACATTTTGTGTGATACGCCCGGCCCGCTGTGGCTTGCCGTTGGTGTGCAATGGGGCGCGGGTGGAGATTTTGCCGATTGTTTCCACCTGAACAGAGTGGAGCCGGGAACACTTTCCCCGCGCGGCTGTTGTGGTGTGCTGTAAGTGGATGTTGGCTGGTGCTTGCTTGGCTTGCGTGGTGCTGCATGGTGGTTGGCAGGGATGGGCGGCAGGGGCTGGCGGTGGGTTGGATGTTGGTACATGGGACTATAGAATAGAGTGTAATACTCGCCCGCGCAATTAACGCACGCGCACGCATACGCGCATACGCGCGCGATATAATATGGAGTGACTGCGGGAGTGTGTGCGGGGCGTGTAGAGGCTGTGCGGGGCTGCTGGGGCGGCGCTTGGGCTTGTGGTGGTGCTGGTGGTTGGCTAGGGGCTGCGGGGGGGCCTTGGCAGGCGGTTAAGCCTGCGCAAGGTAGCGGGCGCGGATCTTATCAATTCGGCGCTGTATAGCGCTCTTGCTCATGCCAAGGGCGGCGGCAATGGTGCGGACGGTGTGCCCGGCGGCAAGTGCTCGGATGATCGCGCGGTCGGTGCTGTCGACGGCTGCGGCCTCGATGGCGGCGCGGGTGGTGGCTATGTCTTCGGGGCTGCTGATGGGGGCAGCGGTGACGCTCGGCAGGATGTCCAGCGGCGTCTGTGTGTAGTCGTCGCCGTCCGCGTCGGCGGTGCTTGTGAGTTGGCAGCAGTTGGACGCGTGCCGGTACTCTGCGCGGCTAATGATGTGCGCGGCCTGGGTGCAGGCCGCAAAGAGTATGTGTGTGAGGGTGTGCGGCTCGTCGCTCTGCTCGTTGCGCGTGAGGGCGGGAGCGACGCGGGGCCATGCGTCAGCGGCTACGGTCTGCGCGTCGTCCGGGTGCTTGATCCACTCCGTATCGGCTGCGCGTCCGTTGGCCTCGGCGCGGTGCTTTACGGTCCACGCCATGCGGATCAGCGCGGTATACTGTTCCTCGCCGCTCATGTTTTCCCACTCGCGGCGGGCTGCTGTGGCGGCGTGGGCGGCTCTGTGCGCCTCTTTCAGGCAAAGCGCGAACTGGGCGCGGCTGCGGGTTTCCGGGAACTCTGCGACGGTGGCGCGGTACAAGCTCCACGCCTGCCGCATGATCTGTGATTTACTCATTGTGTTGATCTCCTTTTTCGTTTTATTTGATGGGGCGGGGCCGCTTTGGTGCCCGGTGCGGCTCTGCTAAGGTATCCGGGGAAGCTGGTAGTGCGTCAGCCTGCCGGGGTTGCGTCGATTACTGCGGGACCGTCAAACGTCAGCTGCACGCGGTCGCCGCTGCGGTAGTCTCCGGCGTCGGTGTACCATGTCCAGCACTCGCCGTGCGCGTCCTCCCGGCCTCGGTCACGGCGGTGATCCAGCCGCTGACGTTCGCGGCCTTGCGGCAGCGGATGACGTGCCCGCGTCCGGCGTTGTAGTCGATTCGCAGGCCCTCGGCGGCTGCGGCGCAGATCTCTTCGGGCGTGTGCCACTGCGGGCGGTCCGTGGGACTAATGTTGATCGGTAGCATGATATTCTCCTTTCAGTTCTCGGTGAAGTACCGGCGCAAGGTGGAATCTTCCGGGCTTTCTGAATCCAGCCACGCATTAAACGCGCTGGGGTTGCGCTTTTCGAGTTCGTCCATGATCCAGCCGCGCGTGATCGCGGCTTCCGGTGATGTGCTGAGAAATTCCGTTGTTTCCCACGCTTTTAAAAGCCGTTCGTTCGTCAGTTTGGCGATGATTGCCGGAGCTGGTGCGGTTTCGTGTTTCACGGTGTAGGCTCCTTTCTGGTTGTCCCGGCGGCGTGTGCCGCCGGGGTGGTTGGTGGTTAGATGATGTACAGAGTGGCGCCGATTTCGCACGAAAGCGCTTCCTGCTGCATTTCGGCTTTGATCTGCTGCGCAAGGTTCAGCACGTCCGGCAGGCGTTCGCGGAGCTGGTCGGCGGTGCAGGCCGCGTAAACGATGGTCACAGCCTCCCGGACCAGTCCGGCGGTGTCGGACATCCAGAAGCCGGTTGATTCCTGGGCGGTTGCGCCGCCGAACCAGCCGCAAAACTCGCGGGCGACGCGTTCAACCTGTGCGGCGTTGTCGGTGGGCTTGTCGGTGTCCGTGGTGCTGGGCACGTACAGAGCGACGCGCTGCGGGAGCTCCAGCGCGCCCGCCTGCTTCATGATCTCGGCGGGCTCCTGGGCTTCCTGCGGCTCGGTGATCTCCTCGGCGTGGATGTCGTAGAGGTGGGCACATCCGTTTGTAAAGCTCTTGAGGACTGCGCCGGTCATTGTCTCGGTCTTGGCGCTTCCGTCCCACTTGTCGACGGTGTGGACGGTGTAGCGGGCGTTATCTTTCAGCTCGCCGATTTTGTAGTTGTATGCCATGATGTTTTTCTCCTTTCCCTTGCGGGGCGTTCGTTGTTTCATTTGATAGCTTGATTATATATTCGATTAACTGTATTGTCAAAACAGCCGTTTTGTTGCGATTAACCGTATTTTATATATGCGATTAACTGTATTTTATGCTGAAAAGTTCGCATTTGTACCACTTTCGGGAGTTTTTGATGGTTAATCACATATTTTGTGAAATTTTCAACAAATGTTAATCGTATATTTTGTGCATTCTGCCGATGGTACAAACCGGCCCGCGCCGGTAGAATAAAAGGTGTAAAGCGAACGAAAGCGAGGATACATTAAAATGCCGATTGCAAAGAATCCAAACGGTGCGCGGACGGACGCGGAGCGCCGCGCGCATAATAAGTGGGAGCAGGCTAACCGGGTAACGCTGGGCGTGCGCGTGGGCAAGGCAGACGGCGAGGCGTTCCGG